ATATCCTTTAACTGTAAAGCAACCTAGTAAACTATTATATCGATTACCTATAGAAAAAATAGGTTTTAATACATCACTATTTTTATATGGAACAGCACTATAATAAATATTTAAGTTTTCTTGGTACCCTACATACTCGAGAATGTTATAAAACATAGCAACTCTAGCACTACGAGTAAAAGGAATTACTTGAGTATCATAATAATTGTATTTTCTACCTTCTTGATACGCTAAACACTTCATAGCATCGCTAATAAATTCTGTTCCTTTATAATAATTCAAGTTTTTATTAGTTGCTTCAGCTCTAGATGCAATTACGGTATCTACTATAGCGTCATTAGATGAGTTCTCACAAGCTCTTCTAAATTGACCATAAAAATTATTAAAAGGAGAACCGCTATCTTTTACACTTTGACTATTTCTATAATTAGGTTGAGAACTTATTGAAACAGGATTAGCACCACTTAAACTTTCATTATAAGTTCTATGTAAGGTAACCGTAGCATTGCCAAGATTACTTCTTAAAAAATAATCTCCAGGTTCTATCTCATCAAATATTATAGGTTTAATACTAGCCCCACCTACAGTCCCACTCACAGTTATTGAATCATTTGTACTATTATTAACTAATTGAAAGTCTCCAGTACTATCATTTTTGTTAGTTACTCTATAAACAGTGTTTACATTTATTCCACTTAAACTTCCTATAGACCTAAATCTTATTTTTAAGTCGTTTCTAATAAAGGTATTAGCTGCTGTTCTAAATAAAGAAGGGGTACCTGTTACTTGTGTTATTGCTAGGCTACTATACTCAGCTGATACTGCGCCTTGTCTATCTCTATATATTCCAAAAGTTACTTGTTGACCTGTTCTATACAGTTGAGAATAACTATAATTAAAAAACATTTCATCTGCTTCCACACACAATGTAATGTCATTATTGTTACCTACTCCAAATATTCCAAGACTCAATCCCCTATCATAGCTACTCATTTCCTTTATTTTTGTACTGTTGGCTTTATAGAGTATCACTCTCATTCCACCAGTTTCAGTAAAATTTTGCCAAGGGCTACTGCTATTACTATAGTTTACAGAAGTACCATTTTGACTTGTTGCTAATTGAAACCCAGTATCAGAGATTCTTTTTACCCAATAACCTGTTATTGGATGATATCTAGTAAAGTTTACTAAATTGCATCTTTCACTATAAACTAAATAAACAAAATCAGTATTCTTTAATCCATGATTATTAGTTGTATAAAATGTAAGAGGTGAACCATTAACATTAGCAAGGTTAGAGCTTGTTAATGATATGCTTACTTCTATTTTTACTGCGTCTACAGTACCATTAAACATCCCTTTATATACTGCTCTATAAGAGTTTTGAGGTACTTCTTTATTAACAGTTAAAATACTTCTAGGAGTTCCAGAAAATTGTATGTCAGTGTACTCAGACCTTTTAATAGTTGACCCTTCTACAACTCCTGATAAAGTCGTTATAGGCTTATTTAACATAGCATTTTCATAAGAAGTAGCCAACTTTATACTAAAACCCCAGTTTACTTGTATGGCATAATATACTGCCCCGTTTGTTAATCCATTTAACGCACCTTCGTAAACTACAGCATCTCCTGTTCTTAAATAATGTGATGTGTACCCAGGTAACCAGTCTAAATTTAAAGTGTCTGTTCCACTCAATCCATTTACTATTAATTTAGGATTTAATTCATCTAAAACTACTTCTGGTACTACATAAACATTACTTGTATTACTAGCTGCACTAAATTGTATGGGTATGTTATTAACAGAGTTACTCAATGTACTAGCTAATTGAAAAGTAAAACTACTGTAATTAGGACTCATAACATAATAAGTTGTTCCACTAGTAAAATTAGTTATAGAACCACTAAAAATTAATTTTACTTTTTGTCCTACTAATAACTGATGGTCTAGTTCTGTTGTGAAAATAGCCGCGCTACTTGTACCGCTTGTTACACTTACTACGTTTTGCACTGTTTTTGTAACAACAGGCATACAGTACCCTTTTAAACCGCTAGAATATCCGCTTATATGAATCGTTGTTATAGAGGTACCACCTTTAGTATATGAAATATTAAATCTAGTAGCATCAACAATAGAGCTAACGTAGTAAACACCTGGTGTAAGATTAGTAATCGATAGGCCAGCTGGAATTGTTACATTATTATAGTTTATAGCTTTTCCTACTACTAAATAATGATCGGGTAAAGTACCTAAAATAGACTCAGTACCATCAGCTAAAATATTTCCTGAAGGCATAAACAACCCAGCTTCTTCCCAAGTCAATCTATAACTCCTGTCTTGCAAACTATCACTCTGTAACATAAATACAGGACTTAATATATATTTTCTCTTCTCTAAATCACTTAGTTTATTAAATTGACTTTTATGTAATACCCATGTAAAGAAAATGTCTTGTTTATCTCCTGTACTTAAAGGAGTTATATTCAATGCTAAAGGAGAATTACTAGAGGACACCAGAGTGTAATCTTTTGAAACATCCTCCCCTTTACAATTTCTGAATTTAACCCCATCAAAATGATCCTTCCTTACATAAAACTCTGGTATCTCTAACATAGTATCCCCATGGACACCTGTCATGTCCGCATCTACCAATCCTAACGCAGGAGTTATTGCATTATCAGCATTCTGTCTATCTAAACACTCCCACACTAATACTGTATTTACTTGACTGATTACTACACTATGCAAAACTCTATCACCTGTGTTATACGTTAAGTTAGAGTTGTAGATTGGTAATAAAGTATTAGTTCTAGTAGTTGTGTTATAAGGATTTCTTATATAAGTATTACCTGTGCCTCCATAAAGAGGGCTGCCCCCATTGCCATACTCTGGTCCACCTTCTTCTACTACTATCCATCCAGATTGTCTCATAAAGTTTACAGAAGAGCCTTGTGTTACATTAACTTGCAGATTATTAAAGGCATCTTCATACGTATTAGCTATAGAAAAAGAGGTATTGTTTATCTTAATAGCATAATAAATTCTATTGAGAGTTAAACCAGAATTTCCTACTTGTGTACATCTTATCCTACTCCCTGTTATTAGATTGTGATTACCTCTAGTAAGTAAACTGTACGTGTAAGAATAATTTGGAGATTGATCTAAACCATTAATCTGTAGCCTTGTAATCGCTTGTTTTCTTTGATATCCAATATCTGTATTTACTGGATTAGTCGATATTGTAAAGGCATTATTACCGGAAAAATCACATATAATCCTTTCTAATGTTCCAGCTATTTTGCCTACTGTAGGATTAGTTTGACCACTACTTGTAAATCCAGCCTCACCTCGAAACGTAGTGGGATCCAAAGTTATATAATAATAAACTGTTCTGTCTTCCCACATGTTGCATACTTTTACATAACTATTAGCTGTTAAGTCTGGCTGAAATTTATATCCACTACTACTAGTTATTTCAGTGTTAGAACCTACATATCTATAATAACCATCATTAGATTGTTCATAGTAAGTATCATTTTCTTGGTTCCATATTAAAGGACACGATAATTTGGCAGACTCGCAGGTAGTTGCTATGCTACTAGAACTAATAGCTGCTATTATATTAGGTTTTTTTAATACTAAGTCAAAACTTTGTGAGCTAGATCCAAATCCAAATGTAGGCATATTAATTCTCTTACTTGTTAATTTCTTTATATACTATCAATTTACTTTTTAATAAGGTTACTTAGAAGATAGCCGCGCGGCTTAACATTTAAAGTAGTACCTCTACTACTTTTTTTGTTATGCCTAATACTAACCTTAAACCTGGTTTCGTCTACTTCATCGGCGATATCTACGCTAATAAAGTCAAAATAGGCTACTCTAAAAACCCTCATGGCCGCCTCAAACAAATCTCCACCACCTATCCCGGTAAACTTACTCTCCTTAAATGCATTCCAGGCTCTATTAAGGACGAACGCCTCTATCATAAACTCTTCTGCCACTCCCGCATCTGCCGTGAATGGTTTACCCTAACCGCTGATATCTCTCACTTCATTAACCGTTAATGAATCTTATCTCTATGAACTCCGCCACTTACTCCGCCACTTACTCCGCCACTTACCCCGCCACTAATAACTCTAAGCCTAAGATTAACTTTCCTAGGCTAGAGGCTATTAAAAAACTAAAATCTAGTATCTCTACTAGAAACCGCTCTACCTCAGATTTTATTAAACCTAACGGCCGCAGCGCAGACTTTTGCCTCTCTATCGCTTATGGCTGTCTTCTTGGTTGCTCTTATTGCTATGTACAACGACATAACTTAAACGGCAACCCGCTAACAACCTATTCAAACAAAGACGAACTGTTCGTCGCAATCCTTAAGCACCATAACCTCCTTTTTACTCCTAAACCTCCTACTTTTAAACCCTGTGATTCTAACTATCCCTCCGGTGAATCTGACGTAATCAACTACACCTACGATGTTGGAGAATCTTCTGATGTTTTACTTAGAGTAATCTCCCCTGACCTTAACTGGTGGCTAACTAACCTAATAAATGTACCCTACCTTAAACCTACTTTTGCAACTAAAATCTCAACCCCCGTTGCTATCTCCCGCTTAATAGACTGTCCTATACCTCGTAAAGCACGTATCCGCGCTTCTGTAGCCCCACAGAACATCATAGACCAAACAGAAATTATGACTGCTAAAGTAACAGACCGTATAGCTGGTCTTAACTTAGCCTACGAAAAGGGTTATGAATGTCATCTCAACTTTAGTCCTATCATAGTAACCCCTACTTGGGTTGAGGATTACTCTAATCTCATGATTCTATTAGATGAGTTATTATCTCCTAAAGTAAAAGAACAACTGCACTGTGAGGTTATATTCCTAACCCATCACACTGCCCTCTCTAACTGGAATGCCAAAAACTTCCCTTTAGATAGCGAATCCCTACTTTGGACTCCTGAAAACCAGGAATTTAAAACCAACGGGCGCGGCTACGATGTTAAACGCTATAAGTGGCAACTTAAATCCCGTTATATCTCTACTTTTAAACAACTCTTGTCTAAATATATGCCTTACTGCACCATCCGTTACATCTTTTAATGTACTTTTACCTTTAGAGTTCTATAAAAAACTCTAAAGGTATATCTGTATATCTATTAAAGTACCTGTAAAAAAGATTAAAAAAAGAAGTTAGTTTTTCTAAGTAGCGTTAAGCAATTCCCCTCTTAACGCTTTTTCTATCTTCTGTTACTTTAGTTTTAGTTTACTTCTTTTATTTTTATGACTCCTTCTATAGTTAGCAGACTTGAATTCAATCCCTCTACTTTTCTTAAAAATCTTAAAAGCATTTACTTCCCTGATAAAAAAATTCCTATCGGTAACGCTCTTAAATACATATACCTTGAACAAGTTACTTCTTCTGAAGCTTTACTAGTGTGTTACATAGGACAAGGGTGGTTTTCTGTCAGATTAGATTGTGTTGGGTTTATTGGTACTTGTTACCTATTTGATGGACAAGATGCTTTGGATAGATTATCTAAAAGTCTTTCTGCTATTAAAGATAGCCCCGCGCTTCAATTCTTCCAGACCCCTAACTCTAAAATGTCTGTTAACTTTGTCTTCCCTAAATCTAAATCTAAAAGCAATATTGCTATCAATACCTATAACAACGATTACTCTGATTTTACTGAACCTTGGTTAACCAACTCCTCTCTCCCACTCTCTCAACTTATTCCTATCCCTAAATCTTCCCTTAAATACTTTACCTCCGGCCTCCGTATCGCTAACTCTTTCTCTTCTCTCTCCTCTGATACCTTCGAAAAACCTGTTTGGCTCTGGTCTATTGACTCCTCCCTTTGGCTCGTTTGCACCGAAAAGTCCGGCATCAATGGTGTCTCCCTTCTCTGCATCAAATTATATGACTGCACTTTTAATACCTTTAACATAGGTATAATGGGTAAGCAATTAATAAAGTCTGCTTACTTATTCTTTTTGTTTAATGAAATATCGTTGTGTTTAAATAGTGAAAACCAGTTCATTATTAAATCTGAGGAGTCTATGGCTATTCTAACTACTTTTAATCCTAATCTTTATCCTGTCTATTCTAAAGGCTTTCAGAACTTTTTTATAGACCGCTCCCCTAATAACTTTCTCTGTCATCTTACTTTCTTTTTAGAAGACTTAATAACTGCTGTTACTCTTTCTAGTCCTAAAAGTAATGATCTCAGCAACGATATTGTTCTAGAACTCTCTGATAGTCGTTCTAGTTTTATTCTTTCTAAAAGAGCTGATGCTACTAAACTAGAAAAATCTGAAATAGAAGTAGTAGATATGTTAGGCTCTCAGCAATGGGTAAATGTTGTTTTGTGTCATACTTATCTTTTACAAGCTCTATTAGCTTTAAAGAATAATTATCTTAGAGAAGAAACCTCAGAAAGTAGCCCCGCAAACTTTGACCCCGATGATTTTGAACAATATTCCTCTGATTCCCCTGATTCCCTTGATTCCTTTGATTCCCCTGATTCTCCTGATTCCTCTAAAAAGCTAATTACCCTTACTCTTGATTCTTTTAGAGAACATTATGTCCTCTACGTTTCTTCTTCTACTTTTACTAATCCTTTAATTAATCGAGATTTTTGTGCAACAATAATTTGTAGACCTCTACAACCTGATTCTATCGATGACCACTAATCGCTTCCGCTATCCTGAGTACTTACATTGGAATTCTCTTATTCATTATTTACAAGTAAATGATGTACTTACTTATAAAAATAGTGAGGGAGAAACCAAACGTATTAAAATTGTGCAAATAGTTCAAGGAGTTACTGATTCTTATCCAAAGCTAGTCTACAAAATCTTAGATTAATACTATGTCTCTACCTCCTACTTACTGTAAGCAACCTCATGACGTTATTGAATTTGACCGTTATTGTAATCATTGCGAACTTGGTCAACGATTACAAAAACATAACAAACGCGTTCTAGAACTAGAACAAAAAGAAAACAAAACAAACAATGATACTGCTTATAGAAAAAAAGAACCTTTACTTTATAGCGTAGGGGGTGCAGGCCCTAACTTTTCTGACTTCTCCTCTATCCGCCTTATTATCCTCTCTGATTTCCCTGGCTCCTACGAATCAGACTCTAAAAACCTTTTCCCTATGGTCGATGTCCTTCGCGATCAAGTACCTCGACGTAATGGTCTTGTTAAACGCCGCAATGCAGGCTCTATGCTCCGCTTTGCACTCCATTCTATGTACAACCTTGATACTTATCATGATTGTTGGATAACTAACACACTTAAATGCACTCCTATGGATACTACTCCACTAGAAAGTAAGCATGTAAAACCTTGTGTAACTAAGTGGTTATCTAATGAGTTTTATCTTATAGACCAATACTTACCTAACATTCCTTTACTAGTGGCTGGTAGTCTTGCTTTTAATTCTTTAAAGTTTTTCTATAAGGAAGATAGTGTTTGGTTGAATAAATTGTCTTTTAAAGATAGCCGCCGCCGCTCTGACCTCAAAATAGGCCTCACTAAACGCCCTTTTGTCGTTACTTATAACCCCGCCGCTATCGCTCGCTCTGAACCTACTATCACCACCTCTTTTAAATCCTCCCGCAAACTCTCCCTCCCCTCCCATAATGAGTGGCTTTACCCCCCTCTCCCCGGTAGCCCCTTATCCTCTTTTATTAAAGACCTCTTTATGCTCTCTTCTTTCCTTTAATACTATGGATGACTCTACCTTCTTAATCGAACACCCTTCTCAATTATCTTCTCACCAATTTATTCCCCCTAATTCTATCCTCCAAGATGATTCCTATTTACAAGCTTACTTACGCACTAAACAGTCTCTCTTAAATCAACCTTTAATCGAATACCGCGACTATCAAGCTCAGGTTGCTGCTGTCCTCTCTTGTATTCCTCGCAATATTATCAACGGCAGTATGGGTATAGGTAAATCTCAACCTACTACTTGCTCTGTCTATACTCCTGATGGCCCTCAACTTATCGGTGACCTTAAACCCGGTGACTCTGTCTTTACTCCTGCTTCTACCTCTAGAGTCCTTTCTACCCATCCCCAAGGCCCTATCGATTTCTATAAGATTACTTTCTCCGATAACTCCTACACCTACTGCTCCCTCAACCATCTTTGGTCTATTATCCCTTCCCCTAGTAAACCTAGTTGTATTATGACTACTAAAGAAATAATACAACACATCTCAAACCGCAAAAATCCTCCTCTTTATATTCCTCTAACACTAGCAGTTCCTTTCCCTAATAAACCTGTTCCCATCCCTCCCTATCATCTAGGTTGTTTGTTAGATAATCCAGACTGCTTTAAAACTCTTTGCCTCACCATTGACTCTCTCTATAATTCTCTTCACTCCCTTGGTATTAACCTCTCTAGACTTTCTTCCTTTTCTATCCCTAAAATTTACCTCTTTAACTCTGTTGATGTAAGACTTAATCTCTTACAAGGTTTATTAGACTCTAATAGCTCTTTTACAATAGTTAATAAGAATATAGAGTGTATTAACTATTTTGTAAGTAGTTCTAGTAGTTTAGCAAAGGATATACAATTTTTAGTAGAGTCATTAGGGGGAACTTGTTTAATAGAGAGGAAGGGGAGAAAAACAGTTAGTGGAGGTTCTAGCATTTATTTTCAGTTAAGTATTAACTTACCTAGAAATATTTGTCCTTTTAAGAATCCTCTAAAGTTAGCTGATTACCCAATGAATAACTTTTATAAGGTGTATCCTTATCAAAAGAATTCAGATACTACTATTACTTATGCTAATAGGGCTATAAAGAAAGTAGACTATGTAGGTAAAACAGAATGTGTTTGTATAAAACTGGAAAACGAAGAAGGTTTGTACCTAACAGATAGATTTATAGTTACTCATAATACTATTATTTGTTTGTTAGCTATTCAGGATATTTTTAATAACTTTGAAGGTAGCCCCGCGCCTGGCTCTGTCCATATCCTTGTCCCCTCCCTTCTTTCCTCCAACCGCTGGTTGGAGGATTCCTCTTTTTTCCCTTTTAAACACCTTTTTCACCTTCTTACTTCTAAATCCTTTTCCCACTCCCTCTCTTCTCCTATCCTCCTCTATACTCACGACTTTCTTAAACTCACTCATCGTCCCTCTTCTTCTACCTACAGCTCTTTACTTAAATGGCTTTACCCCCCTCAGATAACTATTATAGATGAGGTACACCACTGTCAACCTAACTCTATCAGAACCAAACATATATCTTCTCTCATAGAAAACTGCCCCCGCGTCGTCGCTATGTCTGGTACTATTACTGAAGGTCGTCTTGCTGATGTTCATCACCTTTGCTCTTTTATTTATGGCTCAGACTGGCCTTTCTCTAATCCTTCTTCCTTTTGCTCTACTTTTGGCAGCTCCTCTTCCCTTAACCTTAACTACCACGCTAACTCTGATTCCACTAAAAGTAAAATCTTTAATCACCTTAACCCTTCTAAGTCTCTTCCTTTTAAGAATCTTTGTGACCATTATATCTATCGCGTTAATCTCTCTGACCCCTTTGTGTCCTCTTCTATAACTCTCCCCTCCCCTTCCCTCTCTGTTATCGGTATTCAACCCTCTAATGTTCAGTTGTCACTACATCAAGAGTACGTAGAGGGACAGTACAATAAGATTAAAGAAGTTGTTGAAGGAATAGAAACAGAAGGGGTAGAAACTGTAAAAACAAAAGCAGAGGCTTTAAGGTTAATTTATCCTTTAATACAAGTTAGTAATCATTGTGAGGATAATAATAATAAACTAGAAAAGGTAATAGAGTTAGTAAAAGAATCAAAAGGTAAAGTAGTTATTTTCTGTGCTTATAACAAATCAGGTAATATTGTATCAACTAGACTAAAAGAGGAATTAGGTTCCTCTGCTGTAGTCAGGTTATACAGTAAAGATGATTCCGAACAGATTAAAAAGCTTTCTGATTCTCAGCGTATGGTTGTTGTAGACCGCTTCCTTCATGACCCTGAAGTAAAAGTTGGTGTCTTTTCTATTAAATTAGCCGGCGAGTCTATTAACTTAACCTCCGCTAACTCTATTATCTATTACTGCCTCCCTTGGTCTATTAAAACCCTCTCCCAATCCATCTACCGCGTTATCCGCCCTGGTAATCCTCATTCCTCTGTTAGTATCTATCTGCTTTTTAATCAAGGTCTCATAGATGAATATCAAGTTGCTCTAGCTCAAACTAAACTCACATTTAAACAAACTACTGAAGAGTTTAGAGTCGCTCCCCCTGTAGAGGATACCTCCTCTTATACCCCTTCTAATGTACTTAAACAACTTTTATCATGAGTAATTTAAAATTTAGCCTTAACCCTGATGAAAATGATGATGACGATGAAGAATATCCAGAGGAGGTACCTCAATCTATGCCAATAACAGAGTTTTTAGACTGTTTATCAGCTAAAGATAGAGAAGAGTTTGTCCGTACTTATAGTAGTTCTATAGAGGCCTCTAAAAAACCCTTCAAACCTTTAGCTACAGACCTTATTAAATCTGTTCGACAAGATGTTTTTCCTATCATTCAATCTTCTATAGACTCCTTAGCTAATGGCTCTTCTCCTAAATACCTCTTTTACTCTCTTGATTTTCTTGAAGACTCTATTAATAACCTAGTAAAAACATACAACACTCTGTCTAAACAAGCTTCTAACTTCTTAGAAACGAAAGAGGAAAAAAGAGAATTGGAAGTGTATTTTGAACAGGTAACTAAACCTTCTAGAGACTCGCCTTCTATTATTTCTGCTCCTACTATCCAAGTTAGAACTTTTAGCGTAGCTATTCCTGACATTCCTGATGGGAAGAGTTCTGAAGAGTAATAATCTTAAAGGTAGCCGCGCGGTGCTTTACTATATATAAAGCACCGCGCGGCTTCTTTTGTCCCTTAATCTTATTCCTTTGTTATGGCAACACAATCCCGTTTCGGCTCCCGCAACGTTAATTTCTACAAGTACTCCTCCACACTCTCATTAGAAGAACAAGAAAGCCTTGACGCTGCACAAGAAATGGTTAAAATCATTAAATCTCGCAGCCCTAAATCTTACTTTGATGAAGCCCTAACAATCCTTAAATCCTTCCCTTCTGACCCAAAAGAAAGCTCCTTTAAACTCCCTCTTAACCTCCTTAGTAACGCTCTCTACGTTAACGATGAATACGTACCCGCTCTTAAACTTCGCTGCTCTCTTATAAAATATAATCTCAGAGACTTATATGGCTATGTTAGCTATATGCAAGACCTGTCTAAACTTTGTAACGTTACTCATCATCCTTCTTATTATTTTCTATTAGCTTGTGCTTACATAGATTATAAAGAAGAATACAACAATGCTATATCTGTCTTAGATAAAGCTATCGAATACAAAGATAAATGTAGTAAAGAGTTGTTAGCTAGTATTTATTACAATCAAGGCTTCTGCTTCCTGCAAATCGGTGACATAGATTACGCACGAGAATGTTTTGAACTCTGTTCTTTACTTAATCCAGATAAATATAAAGGAATTATATTACCTGTAAAAAAGATTAAAGAAAGAGATTAGTATTACTAGTTCTCCTATAGTTTTGTTTGAGTTAACTTATCAGGTAGCCGACCGGCTACCCTTTTATTTATGCCTTCTCCTTCTTTTGATAACAATATAAAAGCCAGTCGCTGTTACGACGATGCTCGTTACTATATTAGTCAAGACAATTACATTACGGCTGTTTATTTTCTCAATGAAGCACTACAATATGACCCTACAGAAGGTCAATACTTTAAAGACCGCTCTTTTTGTCTCCACCAATTGGCTACTTATGAATCTATTAACCATCAATATCAGCAATATTTAGAAAAAAATGATTTAGATAGTTATTATCTGTTATCTATCTTTCAGATTTACTTCAATCAGTGCAATATTGAGGACTACTCTTTTCAGGTCTCTTACACTAACAACTCTATACCCTGTGAGTTGGTTGACTCTATAAAACATAGTTTGTTGAGAGACGCTATAAAGGATAGTTTTATAGCTATAAACTTAGAAGAAAACGATGTTAATGCTTACGAACAACTAGCAGACTTATATAGAGAATTGGGAGATAATGAACAATCTTTTTATTATCTACTAAAAGCAAGTAAGTACGAATTACTTAACCAGCTTAATGACGTTTTCAATCATTTAGAAAGCAGATTTACAGTGATATTTAAGGAACAAAATTACTGTAAAGAAAAACTAGAAAAAGAAATAGGCAAGCTAAAACGCCAGTCTAAAATTCTAGAAGAACAAATTTCTTATGGCGAAACAGAAATAAAAAGGTTAGAGCATAATATTAAGGCTTTAAAGAAAAAACTTTCTGAAACTAAAATAAGTTTTTAGTTTCTACTTGTTCCCAAGGATATAAATGCCTCAAAACTTTAATCATGTGCCTCATGATACTAACTCCTCTGCTTTAGATACTGCTTTGTATCTTTTTGAAACAGGTTCTATACCTTACGATGCTCTATTAAAATTAATAGAGCTTTACTATTCTACTAATAGTTCCCATACACCTAAACCTGATTAACTTATGTTACTACCTCAAAGACTTTTTCCAGCTTTAAAGAAACGACTATCTATCTTAGAACCTTTAATATCCTCAAGGATAGGAGAGGAAAAGACTAATATATTCTTGAAAACCTTAGCTTATGTTACTAAACCTGAGGAACAACTAATTGAAGATAACCTAATTGACTTTTTTGTGCGAGAATATAGCACTAATTATTATGCTGGTGAGTTTACCTCTTATAGTGAGTTTCTTTACCCTCTTGAAACTCGTTTAGAATCTCGTCTTGTATTCATGGGCTCCTACTCTACTTTTGATGTGCTTTCTAAATACTTTATTAAGTATGATTCTGAAAGTTTAGCTACTTACTTAATTGGAAGAGGTATTATCTTTGGTATTCCTGATGGTGGTGATTCTAATAAAATTCACATTTTCTACAACATCTTAAATATACAAAGTTTATTAGAGTTTGGAGAAACTGAGTATGTTGTACCTCTTTGTGAAATTCTAGATGATTTACTATCTATCAATCAATTAGAAGACTCTGAGTATACACAAGAAGAGCAGATTGTATTCAACAATTTGTGTGAATTAGTAAGCAACCTTCGTTCTAAAGCTTATTCTATACACAATAAGTCTACTGCTTTCCTAGAACAGTTCCCTAACAGTCCTAGGTTTAAAACAATAGTGTTAGATTACAATAAACAATCTCTTACTATTCCTGTTAACCTTTCTCTACTAGGGGATAAAACTCTTTCTATTAAAGTACAAGGAACAAAATTAATAAACTTAGTTGAGGAACTAGAAAGTATATTTTGTGCAGATACAGATGAACTTAGAAAGCAGCAGTGCATAGAAGATATTGAAGAGTCTATAAAGGATAAAGTTAGAACACTTTATAACTTGCCTGAAGATCTTATTTTATATAAGAACTTTGAGGAACCTTTTAGTTTCTTTACTGATAAGCTAACTTTTCCTCTAGTTTATGAACTGTTAAGGTAGCCGCGCGCTTTCTTATGTCTAACAACTTTTACTACTCCTCTTTCTCTTGTCTCCTCTCTCCTTCCCCACTCTTTCTTCTGCTAGATTCTACTAGTACTGAATTAAAATATTCTACTAGCGTAGAGAATGGACTAAATTATCTTAATTGTAATGCTTTTCATGTGGAAAATTCTCTAGAAGCAGCAGAACAGCAAGCAGAAGAATTTATCTATTTCTTAGAATTAGATTGTGTTTACCTTTTTAAAATTTCTATTGATAAAATAGAATTTCTAAAATCAATCCCTTAACCATATAGGTAGCCTGCCGGCTACCTTTTTACTATGCCTATTCGCACTCTGATTCCTAGAATAGTTCTAAGCTATTACAACACAGACCCAGAAATAAAGGCCCTTGATCGTAATGGGTTTAAGTGTAACTTCGTTAATCCTAATTGCTTTGAAAGGTATGATCCTGAGATTAAAACACTTCTAATACACGAATTTAGTGATATTAGAAATCTAGAATGTTACAGAGAAATGCATGAAGAAGATATCTTAGCTGATTACTCTTCGACTCAAGAAAAAATTATTGATTTCATAGATTTTCCAGACTTAACTTTTTCTACTCCTTGTCTTCTTTGTACTTCTAAATCAAACCCTGCACTTTCTGCTGAGTCTTTAACAATAATAAAAGCTATTACTGATATAGGTTACTTTATTGAGGAATATCAGTTTCTAGGTTCTAAAATCCTTAATTGTTTTAACATTAATAATGTTCCTTGGAACCAAAAAACTAAAATAGTAGAAGAAGCTAATAAACTTCTAAAACCCTTAGGATATAGTGGCTCTCCTGAATCTATTTATCCTTGTGTTTATGCTGTAAGCCGTAAATCTCTAGAAGAAGGTAAACTCATCGGCAAGTGGATTTTTCCTCAGCAACCACAGCTATCTGGAGCAGACAAAGAAAAAACAGCTGCTATACTACAATTCGTATCTGAACTAGAAAGCGTTAAATTAAGCGAGTCAGATACTTATTGTATCATCTCTCACTCTCGCTATGGAGACTTTCTTTATTCTTCTATAGATTACGAACCCGACTACTTGTGGTTTGTAGCTTATCTTCTAGAGAAATATAGAGATGAAGATTTAATAGCTGGTTTACTACACAGCCTTGATGATAATCCTCGAGACGTTGACTTTTATCTGTCGTCTAAACTTTATTGTGATCACTATCCATCTTTACAAAATTTTGTTGAAGAATGGTTAAACATACCTAAACATTGTAGATCAGAATTTAGAAACTACTTTGATTACGAAGATTATGTACTGGAACTAAAGCAAGAAAACCCTAATTGGCTATTTATTGATCTGAAAGAGAAAAATAAAGGATTTTATGTATTTAGAGATTAGACAGCCGCGCGGCTACTTTTAACCTTGGCAGTTATGATTCTTTTGCTTTAATATTATAAAGCTAGAAACAGACAATAGTTAATTTACCCCCCTTCTGCACCCAACTGCAGAAGGTTTTCTATTTATGCAACTCAAAGATTGTTTAACTTACCTAAAGAATCAAGGTTACTCTTCTATTACCTTTGATTATTACTCTGATTTATCTGATTACTTTAACTTAGATCATGTTGTACATCTAACTAAGCAAAACCGCCAGAATACTTATAAACAAACTGACTTAAAAGGATTACAAGACTTAACTGCTTTTAAAAACTTTTTAGAACCTATTCTAAAAGATTCAAAACGTTCTTTCGAATCCGGCTATAAAGGTAAGTTTGTTTTTAACCTCCTCGACCTCCCTTTTATTGTTACACAGCACTTAACTCTACTTAATTACATCTCCCCAAAAGATAAACATGATTCTACTATAGATGTTAATTCTTCTATATACTCTATAGCTCTTTCTTTAAAAGAAAAAGGTTTAGAAGAATTAACATTTACGTATGTTTATGAATCAGAGAATTATGATTTTACAGAAACTTCTTTTACTTGGGCATCTAATGCTCTTGATAGAGGTACTTCCATTCTTTCTAGTAGTTACGAAGATAGTTTAATAGATTATGCTGTTACTAAGTTGTTTAGCCTTTCCCACGCTGTACATAATGATGATAGTCTAACTGCAGAAGGCACTGTTACTTTTAACTTTGTGAACATGATTCTTTCTTTAACTGAGGATTACTATTGTCCAGAAGAGAAATCTTTTGTGCATGTTATTCCTGTTTAATTAAGGTAGCCTAGCGCGGGGCTACCTTCTTTAACTACTTTGTTCTATTTACTTTCATGAACTTTTTAACTCATTTCCATGTTATACGTTTCTTGAAAACTCTCGAACTCCCTTTCTGTATTCAAGAAACTAATGTTTGGAGCGAATCCCTAGAATTCTCTGTTGAACCACTTAACTCTGATTCCTACTCCTCTGTTTTTTCTTTTCTTAAACAACACTTCCAAAAACTCTTTGTACAAAAGAGTAATACTATTGCTTATGTTAATTATGGTGACCCTGAAAAGAAATATAGATTAGAAGTTCTTTTACATCAATACGAGGATTTTGACCAAGAGTACGATGATGATGACAAACCACTACCCAAAAAAATCCCTTCTCTTATACCTACTTGGAGACGCTTAGAACAAGCTGCCACTTCTAAAAGAATTTACCAAGTAGAGCCTCTCCCTTCGATTATTCCCACTGCTTGTTTTTACTCTCTAAAAGGAAACTTATCTGCTAAAATTCTTGTTTTTGACGGCCTTTGTCAATCTTATTTACAGAAACTGTGTGGTTTAGATGACCCTAAAGTATTAATTATAGATGGTGATTTAACATCCCCTAACCTAAATTGGTTTGATGAATTCTATAAATTAAACATCAATACCTCCTTTGCTGAGTTTATAGAAATCTGGGAGTCCACTGGTTTAGTATCTGATTACTCTTGGTCTTTTGTTAAGGAAATAGCTAAGAACCCTTCAAAGTGGGGAACTCTTAATAATGTTTACTTTCTCCCAGCATTTAACCATTATTCTCAGATAATTTACCCTAACAGCTATCCTGATGCTTTTGTAGCTCACCCAGGAGAATCTTGGTCTGTTATCAATAACCTCAATATTCTAGGGCAAAAACTAGGTGTAGATTGTATTCTTATTAGCTTGCAATCCGGTATTGGTGATAGTTGTAAATGGAATGCTCCTATACTGTTTGATCCTAGAGTGCATAAAACTATTTGTAGTACTCTTCCTCTTACAGAAGATTTAGAAATTAGCTTGGTTTTGAGCTTAATGCAAGACTTAGATTTTAAGGTTCCTTTTCTTATGCCTGATTTTGCCTATACTTCTTTAGGCTAATTTTTAAAGGTAGCCGCGCGGCTACCTTTTACTTTTTCTGTAAAAAAGATTAAAAAAAGAACTCAAACTTTAACAACGGTACTTATTTATGTCTGACATCCTATCTCTCTCTTATATCCTATCTGGCGAGCAAGATATCTCTTCTCTTCCTACAGTAAAAGTTGAATCTTTTATTCAAACTCTAGATAAGCCTAGTTTACAGGAATTAATTGATTACCTCTCAACAAAAATCTCTTCTGACAAGGAAAATAGTTTTTATAGTTCTTTCTACTCCTATAGAGGTCTTTGTTACAGATTACTTGAATTAGCAGACAATTCCCTATCAGATTATAACGAGGCTATTTATCTTGACCCTTATATCGGTAGATACTACTATAACAGAGCAGAATTATCGTTCTTTCTACTTGGGTCTTCTAACATTGCAGAAAAAATAAGTGCTTTATATGATTGCAGTAAAGCTATAGAGTTTCGTGATAACACTAACATAGATTATTTTCTTTTTAGAGCTTCAATCTTAGCAGATTTAGCAACAAACCCTCTGATGGGTCTAAAGCTTGATGGTAATGCTAATGGTATTCTATATAGAGCTGTAGAAGATTTAAACTTTGTTATTACATTATGCCCTGATAACGTTCAAGCTTACACTTTAAGACTATCCTGCTTTTATAGTACGGGAGAGTATTATACATGTATTCCTGATTGCGAGTCGGCTTTGAAACTTTTAGATATTAATGATGATTGGTTAAAACAAATCAAAGAAAAAGATTATAATACCTCAATCCCCTACTACATTCATACCTTATATTGGTATTGGAATGCTTTAACCCAAATCAATGACTTACCTAAAGCTAATCTTTTTAAATATATCTACATAGATACTTTAGCAAATCAACAAGTTTACTTTGCTAATGAACATCTGTTAAATGGACGTTTTGGAGAAGGTCTTCAATGTTTTGAGCTTGCTTTAGATTATCTGAACGATTGCAGTGCTCTTTACGATTCTGAGTCTGTAGAACAGAGTACTAAACTTAATTTTCTTTTACAAAACTTTGACAATAAAAAAGAATCAGTACTGAAATCTTTTTTAGTACTAAAAGATTTTAAGTAGATTAGTTTGGCTTAAGGGTAGCCGCGCGGCTACCCTTAAATTCTTAAAACTTTTTTTCTAATTCTCAATAAACCTCTTGACTTTGTCAATAGCGTGTGCTACTCTCTAGGTAGGCGCGGACGGGTTACAGGCTTATAAAGCTTAGTAACAATAGCTTATTAATAGCTTTCTAATAGGCTATTAGTAGACTACAGTTGCTCCATCCCAGACACTCTAGTAGGCTGTCAGAAGAGAAGGTTACTTCCTCCCAGACATTCTAGTAGGCTGTCAGAAGAGAAGGTTACTTCCTCCCAGAAGTTCTAGTAGGCTGTCAGAAGAGAAGGTTACTTCCTCCCAGAAGTTCTAGTAGGCTGTCAGAAGAGAAGGTTACTCGCTTCCAGACACTCTAGTAAGTTGATTGCAAAAAACCTTTACCTTTCTTCCAGTGGGCGGTTTTTTGTTAAGAAAATATAGACTTATTAATAAATTTATTAATTAAGCTATTAATAAAGGGGAATTTTTAAGCTCTTTAAAACGAATCACAGCAGTATTAACATAAAAAAAGCTGGCTTGGGAGAAAGCCAGCGTAATAATGGAAGGAGTGATACTTAAAATATAGTTAATTATTATATAATAACAAAATATATTGCTTATAATCCCCACTCTTTTGCAATAATTTCTGCAAAAGAGTTTTGCATAAGCTTCATATTTTTAAGAGCATCAAGTAAAGCTTGCTTAGCTTGCACTTCTGTTAACCCACTTATTTCTTCTTTTAGTTTGTATAATTCTAACTCTTGTTCCAATGAAAGCATAGCTTAATCCTTATAGAGTTACTTACTCTCAAGATATTATATAGTTAAAGATTTTTGAATTAATAACTTAAAAGTATATCTTTTAGATAAAGCAATAAAGGTTAAAAGCTGTGGAAGAAGATTTAGACCTGTTACTTAAATTGAATGAGCAAAGAGAAAAGGAAGCTGTAAAAAAGATTAAAGAAGAGGAAGATCCAGCTTTATGGTGGTTTTCCTTTAATACCAAGGATGATAGTTAAAATGAGAGACAAGACTTTAGATCCAGACAGAGAATTGATAGTAAGGAACGGTAAACTATATTGGCAATATTCTAATGGGAAAATAGAACCTTATGAAAATTCTGATTACCTACCTGAGGATATAGAAGATACGCTTTAATATAATTAAGATAGCGGTGCGGTTAATCTTAACCGCGCCGCTATCTCTTTACTATTTTAAAACTATGCAACACACAAACACTGAACAACAACTCTCAGAACAACAGTGGAAAAGAGTTTTAAAGCTTTTAAAAGAAGGTAAATTAGGTCAAGTAGAATTAGAAAAAGAAGACCTAATAGAGATTGCAGATGAGTTCGATTAAATTTATAGGGTAGCCACAAGGCTACCTTTTATAGTTTTGAAGGAGTAAATAGATGAAGAATTACCCTTATAGTAAATTACCTTTAACTTGGTCTAATTACTTACTTGGCTCTGAGAGAAACAAAATAGAAGTATCTTACATGCAAAACATCGTCAGAAAAGGTGTTAGATATCTAGATACTAGTTTTTTTATTACAGGAGTCAGCGGTACAGGTAAAACTAGTTTAGTTCTCCTTTTTATTAGGTCTATTAAATGTCTTAACAGAATAAAAGGAGAAATAGAACCTTGTGGAGTTTGTGCAAGTTGTACTAGGCAAGATGTCAGACTAGAAGGAGTAAATTCTTATTCGGGTGTAATCTGGATTCAACCAGGTCAATATACAGAAGATACTTTACATCAGTCAGTAAAAACTGCTTTAAACGAAGCATCAAAAGGTCACACAAACACAGGTAATGAAGATGATGTACTCTTTGTTGTATTAGACGAGTTCCAGGAGTTTAGTAGAGACCTTAGAAACAAGCTTTTACTAAGAACTGAACTAAACATTAAGGGCAAAAATGTTTGTTTTATCTTTCTTACTATGCGTCCTGATTTATTTAGTGAAGAGGATTTAATTGCTTTATCTCGTAGAGGTGTAACTATTAATCTAGGTCTCTCAACCAATAAAAGCATTTACAACCATATCTTAAAAATGTACCCTAATATAGAACCTGAAGCTGCTTGGACTATAGCAAATGGTAGTAAAGGTAGACCAGGTTTAGCAATCTCTTATTTAGGTGCATGTCTAGAAAAGTTTGGTAAGATAGACTTAGATATAGCTTGCTATATAACTAACAATCTTAGAGATGATTGGAGGTGGTATTTATGGCAAGCTGTTATCTCTCGAGACTTTCAACAAATAAGAGGATTAATCACCTATTTTACAGAAGAACTAAACTCTGTATCTGAAAGTGATGTAAATAAACTCTTACAAGACGATATAATAGAAACTGTAACAAGAACAGGATTACTAAACGACAAACAACAATTTGCTTTAAGTTTATTAAGTCAGCAATTATTATCAGGAATTTCATTATCTACTATACTGATGCAGATAGGAGGTACAGAATTATTACTAGTAGAAGAGGAAGCTGTAAAAAAGACTAACAGAGAGGAATTACTAAAATATATTGAGGAGGATCAATGAAACACATTGAACTAGAAGATTTAAAAGGGAAGATAACCGGCGGCTTCCTATATCTTACTTTAGGCACTGTATCCCAAATACAACGATTGACTTATTTCCTCTTTTCTAATCCTTCTATTACCCTTCTCTATCACCCTACTAGGTTTGAATTATCCCAAACAATACCTTATTGTGTAAGCTTTAATGAGTCTGATCTTATTGTTTATATAGTGTACCCTAACTTAGTAGAACTTAAACCTATAGGATTAAAAAAAACAGACTCTAATCCATATCACTTTCCTTCTTCTCTCTTTATACCATCTAATTGCATAGTTTTTCTATCATTATGTTCTATTACAGGAGATATAAATGAGAGAGAGAAATCTATAGCTAAAAAGTTACAGTCTTCAGCTTCTAAGTATGAGATTTTAGATTTAAGAGGGGTAAATGATTTTAGTTTGTTTAATGTAAAAGAAAAGAAGGAGCAAACCCCGCCGCTAACTCTAGAACAAGAGCTTGTATGGAGCTTAAGAACAAAAGAGGGTATTAATAGGTGGTCTAGTTTTACAGATTCAGAATTGTATAAATGGTTTATAACCCCTAACCAAACTGAACCTATTCTATTGTTAAACGCCCGGGCTGCCTATTTAATTCCTTACATTATGCCTTTCTGTGATTTACTAAAAAAACATTGGCATAGCTCAGGTAAAAATCAAATACTTAAAACCTTTGCCTATTGGGTTTTTTTCTCCTCTACTATCTGGAAAGACTATCCCTCTCAAGGATTAACTCTTAAACCTGATAAGAAAAATCCTAATAAGTATCAATTCTTTTTCTTTATTAGTGAAACGTCTAAAAGATACTGGTTACAGTATATTACTTTAAACGCTTACTGTAAAACCTCAGAAGTTTTGCTACAATAAAAAAGAGTAACAAAAGCAAAAAAACAAAAACCCAACTTTACATTCGTATGACAGCTATTACATCGTCCGATGATTCTTTTTTAGATTTGTTTGAACCTATTCAACCCCCTGTAATTACTAATGAATCTTATGACCCTGATCTTACAACTGGTAACTTAGAGATTAGTTACATTATGAATTGCAGACAGTCGGGAGATATCACAAAAACTAAAAGTTTTACCTGGTCTCATGCAAAATCTAAAAAGTCTAATTACACAGTTAATTCGTTTATTAGACCTTCTATAGTTGCTATAAAAGGTATTCCATTTAGATTCATGTCTGGTTTAAGGTACACTAACTTTGAAGAAAAAGATATAACTAAACGAAACATTTGCCGCACTTTTGAAACAGTTGAAACTCTTCCAGACGGTACTAAGTTTGTTAAAAAAAGTTCATTGCCTCTTAGTCATCCTATTACTAACCCCTATAGGTCTAAACTTGAACCTACTACTCCACACTGGACTTTGACAGACCATTCTAATATAGAAATGTATGGTAGTAGAAGAGACCCAGAAACTAATGAACGCCTAAAATGCTTAGACTGCATTAAAAGAGGTTTACACATGGTAATAGGGGAAAAAGATGGCAAGCCAGCAATACTTAATAGTTGTACACCAGTAGCAACTGTAATATTCTTAGTAACTCATCTAGGATTTATAAACGCGGATTCGTTATTAGAAGGTCAAGAGAATTACAAACTAGATTGGGTTGAACTTAAGAAAGGTTGTTATAGTTCATATCCAGATAGGATTATAACCCAAGTATTAAGAGAGAACGAAAAGCCAGAAAATTATAATCTGGAAAATCCTTTTATCTTAAAGATTCCCTTAACTAAAGCACAAGCTAATATGAAGTTAGGTCCTGGGGAGTATAATTTTGAGCCTGTACCTCAAAATTATCACCCTAATCATGTAGTAGGGATGCACGACCTTATTAAGGATCTACAGTCTCCTCAAAACTTTAACGTATCTTGTTTCCTAGAAAAGTCTAGTAGAAATTTTGTCTATACTACTGCTTATGAATTATATATAGCAGAGTTACCCTCTACAAAACATAATCAGGAAGTTATATTCATAGGTGCAGAAACAGACCATCAGGGAGTGTTTGCTAATATGTCTAACGCTGAAATAGCTAAAAGTCTTCTAGAAATAGAACGACAAGAACTTTCTAGCGGACATTTACCTTTGGCAGATCATACTACTAATACTAGTAATACTCCTACTATTGTTACAAAAACAGAAGAAGATAGCAATGTTAAAAATGCGTTTGCCCTACCTGAAGCACTTCAAAAAAAAACTTCAGTTCGATAAAATTTGAGGACATTCCTTTTTAATTAATTAGCCTACTGAGTTCTCAGTAGGCTTTTACTATAAACTTATGCTTCTAATAGTACACAGAAAGATAAACTTACTTAGAACTTTACTAAAATATAGTGATGTTAATAAATCACTATTTACAGAAGAGGAATTAATAATAGCTAAGAGGGCCTGTGAATTAGTAAAAGAGGAGGAGATAGAGGAAATAGAAGAGTTAATAAAGGAGATAGATTTCAAGAAGTTATTAAGTTTTTTGAGGTAGCCGCGCGGCTACCTTTATCTTATTTTTAGTTCTATACTATCCATAAAACTATTTATGCCTCCTGATAACTTACTAGATTTCCTAGAATCTAAAGACAAAATCCAAACCATTCAATCCGATACCTCCAAGATTATCCGCAAGGAAAATAACATTACTACTGAAGAATATATCTCCCTCTTTATTAACCTTATTATTTTTGTTACTCTTGTTATTAAAGTTATTCAACCACTTACAGATATTCTTAAACCTTTAAAAATTAAATTAACTAAAAAATACTTTAAAGAAATAAACTTTATTGAAGACCTTTTAGAAGAATTACTATTACTCACTAAAGCTGATAGAGTATGCGTGGGTGTATTTCATAATGGTCAAGTTTGGGGTCACTTTCATTTTATGAAAATGACTATAGCTTATGAAGCTTGTAAGTATGGTATAACTTCTATAAAAAAGTTATATGCAAACGTTCCTCTAGAAAAGATAAAAAACCAACTACAGGTAGTAGAGGAGGATAAGTTTTCAATATTTAATAGGGATGATGATTTAGAACCAGAGTGTATAAAATACCTAGACAGCCAAAACTTAAAAGGTACATTATCTAGGCTCATAACTAATAAAAAAGGGGAAGTAATCGCTATATTAGAGGCTCAAAGACTCTATGATTATTTTGGTAGCGAAGACTTGTCTGATAGCCGTTTAGAGCCTACTTTCAATAGGCTAATACACAATCTTTCTCTAATAAATGAAGGTAAAGAGTTACCTATAGATAATTAAAACAGTGGCAAACTAAGAAATTTAAGATATAATATGGATAGTAGATTTTGGATTGTAGTCTTGAACCTGTTCTCCGGTATTATCTTAGCTCAACCTGAAGCCAGCCAATTGTATTTCTTAGCACGCGCTAAAGATACTAATGGTTCTGGTTGGTTGCGTTTAAGTATTAAATACTTAATGAACTTTTTCAATAAGTCCAAGAGTACGATATTGCGTTGGGCAAGGAACATATTTTATTTTTCTGATAATGAGGTGAGGGGAGACAGGATCTTCCTGAAATACAAAGCTATTAGGAAAGTAAAGAATGATAGTAAAGTACCGGCCCACGCAAAGTTTGCAGCTGAAAAAACTCTATTAGAAGATATAAATCAGCTAAAAGCTAAATGTTACGAAGCTGCTATTGAAAGACAACAACAGTCTTGTAAGAAAGCAGTTGACAAAGTAGTGAAATCTAGCAAGCAAACCTTTGAACCGACCCTAGAAAGCCTACAAAGCTCTAAAATTGCTAAAGGGTGTGAGTGGGTTGACGAGGCGGGGAAAAAAGCGTTTGTAAAGAGGCACGTAGTACCGATTGGAGCGAGGCAAGATACAGTAGCTGAGAAAGTAGGAAGGTCGGCGCAAACACTGAGAAAGCACACTAAAACTATAAATAGAGTGCATGTGTGGTGGAGGGTATATTACAGAAATCCTAAAGAGGGAATTCCTGAGCAGTATTACCAGTTCAACAAGAAAAAAGTTAGGAATGGTAAGAACTCTGTTGAAAAGAGGTTGTACAGGAGAATGCCTAATTATTATTTCTGTGATGTGTATGCATGTCCAGAAAAAACAAAAGAAGTGTTTGTGCCGATTAGTCCTACTGAACAGTTAGATGAAAAGAGAAGTTTGATAAGAATGATAGTTTCTCAAATGCCGAAGCGCAGAAAGGTAGGCGTGCGCGGGGATTTATGTGAACCTAAAGTACAAAAGAAATTCCTGGAAAAGCTATTAGAAGTTCCTAAAGAAAGGATTGACTTATTAGCTGTAGGATTTTTCATGTACGCAAGCGGGCAACCAGATAGCAAAGAAACAAAGGAAAGAATGCTAGGGATGTTGAAGCAGGTTTCTGTAGGAGATCTGATAGACAAAATTGGCAATACTCTTACTTTGCTCAAGAGCGGGATAGATGAAAAGTTAGCTGATTATCTACTCTTGCTATTGAGAAGAGCGCTAAAGTCTGACTGGGTTATTCCACCATTATGGGAAACCTATAGAACGACTGGTTACTCATTACAGCAATAGGACTAACAACATTCCCGGGCTGCTAGATTAAGCAATAATATCAATAGAAATTAGATCTTTAATAAGTTCTAATAGATTTTTTTTGTTTAATTAAACAAAAAAAATCTACAAATAAATATTTATATAAGAGGCTCAAAACCGCGCTTAAAGAGTTTTTTTAGATTTTAGAGAGCAAACTATAGTTTTATATTATTTTGTTTTTTTAGTTATGAAAAGAGTAAAATATAAGCCTGCTTATAAAGTTAACGAACTGTTCGTTGGAGAAGGGACGGCAATAGTAATTACAGGGTGGACACCAAAAGACAGAATAAAAAGGGAACTAGAAAAAGAAGGAATAAAGTATGCAGCAATAGGAAACTTATACTCCCCAAATTATGGACTAACGTATTTAGCAGCTAATCTATTAGCTAATCCCTACGATTGGGATATTTGCCTATTAGGAGGTACAAGAGCCGATTTATTTAGCAATGGTATAGAAGCTGTAAAAGGGATGCTAGAAGGCAAAATAAAGGGGGATAGAGTATTTAACACAAAGGGAGAACAAGTAGGCAGAATAGATAATATATTTGAGGAAGAACAGATAAAGTTATTACAAGAGAAGTTAGCCGCGCGGCTGACTTACCATACATCTATAAAAGATTTAATAAAATACTTAAAAGAGATTAATAAAGATAAGAGAGAATTAGAGCAATATGCAGAACCTATAATAAAAGAGATACCTATAATAAAGAGTAAAACCAGGTCAGGCAATACTAACAGTCCTAGAATAGAAGGAAAGACTGTAGAAGAGGTGTGGATAAAGATATTACATCTTATAAGAACAAATGGTCTATTAACTAATTCTCAATATGGTCAAAGGCAAGAGATAATAAGTTTAAGTGTTACTATAACAGAACAACCAAAACTTGATTGTCTAGAAATAAAAGAGTGGATGCCTATATCCTATGATTCTTTAAAAGAGTATATACCAAGTTTTTGTTACAGTAAGCATAGTGAAGAGACTGAGTATACTTACAGCAATCGTATAAGAAACTTAGAAGGGGTAGACCAAATAGAAAGAATAGTAGATAAATTAATAGCAGACCCCAATTCAACTCAATTATATATAAGTTTATGGGATACTTATAAAGACATTTACAATAGTAACCCACCTTGTTTAGTGAGTATATGGGTAAGGTTAATAGATAATAAGTTATTACTAGAAGGGAGTTTCAGGTCACAAGATATGTTTACAGCGTACATACCAAACGTTGTAGGGTTAAGAGAGATTCAAAGTATTCTAGTAAATAAAATAATAGACAAAGGATTATTAGTAGAAGAAGGTGTATTAATAACAAATTCAAAGTCAGCACATTTATACGAGAATGCTTTTAGAGAAGCTGACGAGATAATAAGTAAGGAATATAAATATAAGAAAGTGTTAGAACCAAAGGATAGAGTAGGAAATTTTGTGATAGAAGTAGAGGAGCGCGGGGCTACCTTACTAAAAATAAAACAACTAACGCCTACAGGAATCCCTATTTCTTTGTATGAAGGAGAAGAACCCTTTAAGTTACTAGTGGAAATAATAAACCAAAATCCCACTATAGAAAAACAACATATAGCTTACTTAGGTACAGAACTACAAAAAGCTACTTTATTAAAAAATCAGTACAAGCAAGGTTGACAAAGCATAGAAAAAAAGTAGAGTATATAAATCTCAAGGTTAATCATCTGCCAAGTTACTCCGAGTAAACTCAACCTGCCAATTTTCATATATCAGAAAACTAAAATGTACAAGAGCTGTGCTGAAAAGCGCGGCTCTTTTCTTAATAATTTTCTTAAAGTCCATCTACTAAGGATTAAGTTTTTAAAAGCTACTATATCCACTTCACTATAATGTACTTTTATGGAAATACAACAGTTAAAAGAATGCTTAAGAATAAGTAAAGTATCAGAGATATTTGAGATAGGAATAACAAATAAGGAGACAAACCAAAGGTGTCCTTTTTGTGGAGGAAGTAATTCGTTAAAAGTATATAGTGACGTATGGTTTAAGTGTTTTAAATGTGGGAGTAGAGGAGATATAATAAACTTATTGCAAGTGGCAGGTAAGGCTAATAGTTTCCGGGAGGCTGTGTTAAAATTAAGTAATTTAGTAGACACAACGAAAGAAACTAGAGAATACCGAATAAGATTAACAGGTATGGAAGCCACTTACAAAAGTTATAGAACTCATAAGAAGAGGAAACAAGGTGCAGAGTATTTAGAGAGTAGAGGATGGAAAAAGGCAATAGATAGAGGAGATTACGGATATTCTGACGCTCCAGATTTGTTGCAAAGTAAGGGACATACAAAAGAGGAGTTAGAAAATCTAGGGTTAATGTTGACTAAAGAAAGGGAGCTATATGATAATCATGTAGTATTTCCGGTCAGGACTGCAAATGGAAAGTTAGTGCATGTACAGGGAAGGAATACCGACCCGGCGGCTAACTTAAGATGGTTAGCAGATAAAGGACAACCCCCTATAAACAACTACTTATACAACCTAGAAAATCTAAATAAGTCCACTAACTACGTTGTTATAGTAGAAGGTATTTCTGACGCATTAAGTCTTTTAGAACTAGACGAGCCAACAGTAGGTACTTTTGGAATTAACTTTTCTCTTCTTAGACACATTCCCTCTTTTAAGAATTTAACTCATATATTAGCTATCTTTGATAGAGACAAGTATAGTATAGGTACGCCTTTACAAGGAAGATATAAAAGCTGGACACAAGTAGTGCCCGAGTTATGTAAACTTAGTATTGAGTTAAAGATACCGATATACACTTGGATGGTACCAGACATAAGTGGAGTTAAAGATTTAAATGATTTACTGATAGAAGTAGATTATGACGAAGGGGCATACAAAGATTTATTAGTAAAAACAGTAATGCCTCTAGAAAGAATGTGCTTAGAAATTATACAAATAACAGAGGATAAAGAACTTTATTGGTTATTGTGGGAACTTCATAGAGAACTAAAAAATACAAAAGAAGAAAAACTTTTAGAAGATCATGTTAATACAAAATATGGTTCTCTAAAAGAACACTTTAAATGGATTGTTAGTTCATCTATGGAGTTTTAAATATGGAGTGTAATAGAGTTAGTTTTTATGTAGGTATAACTTCTAACAGAAACATAGTATGTGGTTGTGTAGTAATAGTAGTAAAATGGATGGATGAAGAAGAGATAATTGTAGTGTTTCCAGACGAAATAAATAGTAGAGGCTGGAATAGGGTAATTCTACCTAAGATAGAGTATGTAGTAGCTAGAGAGCAAAGGAGGTTAAAATTAAAAGACAAAGAAATAGAAATAGTAATACCAAACATTTACATTTCTTATAGTTCTATTTATAGAACAAGGTATAGCAGATTTAATAGTATAACAAAGGAAGCAGATAAACTAGCAGAACAAAAACGCCTATGGTTACTAGACACAGTTTACGCTGATTCTTACCCTATATATAAGTTAAGGGATAATCTAGGCAAACTGGATATAGATCTTGCACTGACTATCTTAGATAAAGGAATAACTAGCATATTTATAGTTAAAAGGTTATCTAAAATAGGATTTTACTATGAAGAAGCATTAAAAAGATTAGACAAAAGGGTATTATTTACAGACTATACAGGTAGTAACACACCTGCATGGTGGTTAGAAGAATTTGAAGGAAGAAGATTTTGTAACGATACAGGAGTAATAGAAGGGGGATATTTACCAATAAGATTTAGAAGATGGGCAAGGAACATGGGAATAAAGATATTAGGAATAAAAAAGGAGAAGTATAGTAATCCAGAGTCAATAGAAGAAGAGCACTTATTAACACAAGGAGAAAGGTATGAACAAAGAAGAAGAAAAAGAAGGAAAAGAAGAGCAGCAGAAAGAGGAAGTAGAAGATAGCGGCGCGGCTACCTACTTACTATATTTTATTTCAAGCAACATTAACTATGGCACTTTCTAAATTACAAAAAAACACTTACCAATTCCAAGCTCTGTTAAATAAACACTCAGGCTCTACTCTAGAAAAACTATTAAAAGTAGATTTATATAGTTGTTTACTCTTGTCAGACCAATTAAAAGTAAACAGGAACTATTCTACAGACTGGTTTTACCAAGTTATGATGACAACATTTGACTATTATCTTATACTAGTACCGGAGTTAGAAAAAGACTTGAAAGTAGTAAAAGAGAATAGAGTAGAAAATGAGAGTGACTGGGAATTAATAATAAAAAGTCATCTTAAAAGATATAAAGCAGAAGTAATGACAAATTTAAAGTATTCTGATTATTATGAGGAGACTATAGCTTACCTCAAATTACGTCAGGAACTAAGAATATGTTTACAGAACAGAATCAAATAATTAAAGCTGGAGAACTTCTACCTGGTATGAGCGCTATTAGCCAAGAGCCTGTTTGGTTAATAGCTTTAGACCAAGCCTTAGAAAACACGGGTATTGCTATACTATCTACAGGTAAAGGTATAATCTACACAAGTGTTTTAAAGACTAACAAGAATCATATAATAGAAAATAGACTAGCTTATATTGACAGAGTAATAGAAGAATTAATAAGGGAGTTAGACCCAATAGATATAGCAATGGAGGAGGTGTATCCTGGATTAGCGGGGAGAACAGTAAGTATTTTGTCACAAGTTTACTGTACGATAACAAATATATGTCACAGAGTAGATAAGAAGTTTAAAATATACAGTTCATCTAAATTAAGAAGAGGGAGTTGGGTAAAGAAACTAGATTTAGAAGGGACAAAAGCGTATTGTAGGAAATGGTTAGTAGAAGATTTAGGAGAGGAGCAGATAAAAGACTTAGAGGATCATGAGACTGACGCAATAGGTATTTTATGGGCTATGGCACTAGACAAAGGAGCAAGAAAGGATAATATTAAATATATGAACATCCAAAAAACTCCATTTGACCAATTAAAATTACTAAGAAAACTATGACCCGTAACTTTTCCTTACCCACAACATCTTATACAAGATTAAGTAGTTATCCTAAATGCCCTACAAAGTACAATAACACGTATGAAAACAAGATTACAACGAATTTAGTAGAGAGTATAGAAGAGAGTTTAATAACAGGAACTTTAACGCACTTACTACTAGAAGAGTATCTAAAAGAGGGAGTATTAGGAGATAAAGCAAAAGATTTAGTAGTAGATCTAGTAGTAGATAAGTGGTTAAGGGAAAGTTGTAAATTGGAAGCGCAAGTAAACAATGACGAGTTTATAGCAGCAGAGTTAGACGTAATAGGGATAAGAAAGTATATAAAAGAGATAGGGAAGATATATAGGAAATGCGCGGCTAATTATATAAAAGAAGATGCTATAAGGAACACAGACATGTCTGTGCCAAAGGATCCAATAAAGTATCCGCCAACAGTCTTAAAAAAAGAGATTAATTCTAGTGGATTAAATAATCTAGGTTTAGGAATAAATAATAGTGCAGCAATAATAAACCCACAATTTAGGAGAATAGTTTTAACAGAAGTATTAGGAAAAGCAGGATTATACTTTTATAGTTTTGAAGTACCGCAATGGGTTAAGAAAACGTTAGCAGTGGAATTAAGGTTTGATGATTATAATTTAGAGTGGAAAAATAAAATATGGCTAGGAGGTATAGACTGGGTATTTGAAACTGTTAGTGGGGAAATAGTAATATGCGATCATAAAACAGAAAAAGAAAAGACTTCGGAATTAGATGCACAGTATCACCCTCAATTAAACTTATATGTAAACCTTTATTATTCTATAACAAAGGTAATAGCTGACTATGTAGCTATAAATCACTTACCTAGTGGAAATATAGTGTTAGCAAAAGTAGATGCGAGTATAGTGTATAGAATAGTAAAAGGATTAGAAGATATAGAAGATGCGATACAGGAGAGTATAAGGACAGGAAAGTGGAGAAAAGCTCTAGCGCCATTAGAATATAATTCGCCGTGTTTAACAAGAGACTGGCAGACTAAAAAACTGTCAAGAGTATGTAAATATTTTAGACATTGCTGGCCTAATTACAGTGAAGAAATAGCAATAGAAATAAAGAATTTTGAGATAGAAGGAAGAGAGGAGTAAAAGAATGAGTTTACCAGAAAGGGAAGCGTCAAACAAAGCAGCAGCTTCCTACATAAGTAAAAGGACTGGGTTTACTAGAGAAGAAATTATAAAAGTATTAGTTTTATACCAGGAATACTTAGTAGTTAGATTACTAAAACACGAAAAAGTTATAATACCAAACGTATTAACTCTTTATACTAGATTAAGATTAGGAGAATATAGTATAGTACCCTGTGTAGCAGAAAGATTAAAAGAATGGTACAGAAAGAAAGTTAGAGGAGAAATACTGTTAATAGAATCAGAAGAGGAAAAAAAGGAGTTAATTTATAATAAAGAGAAAAGCATAAAATACAGAGAGTTAGCCAGTAAATACATATCGAACATAAGAAATGCTGGATTTGAAAGAGAAGTATGGAGTAATTATAGTAGAGGGGACATATCCTTTTTAAGTTTCTTAAGATATTTGCAGCAAGATTTTCCTTATAGAAGAGATTGGTATGACGAATGTAGTAACGAGTCTATAAAACATATATACATCAAAAAGATACTAGAATTATATAAAAAAAAGTATCCCAAGCATTTTTTGTACTTAGAGTATTTATGGTTAGGTGTAGGGAGAAGAAAAAGTTTAATGTTAAGGAATAAGATATTAGCAGGGGAGTTGTTATTAAACTGGGAAATAATAGTAGACATTGTAGTGTTAATAATAAGGTTTCCAGAATTTTGTCCTGAGTTTATAAGGGAGCTAGTAACAGAGTTTAAAAAGTTTAGAATAGAAGAGCAGGAAAGAAATGGATTACTATCAAGAGCACGAATACACCCCTCCGTTATTGAACCTAGAAAAAAGTGATGATAACAAAGTAATTAATGAGATTAATAACGCATTAGTTTACTTTGAGCAATTACAAGACTGTGTAGAAAGGTTAGAGGTAGTAGATAGAAATCTAAAAGTAAACGAATACACAGAAGATATAAAAGTTGTAATAGAGAAGTTAAAGACGTTGATAGCAGCATTAGACACTAATGAAGGGGAAGAGAGTGTAAAGCATTTATTTAAGGAAGGTAATTTAAACAGATTACCAAAGACAAAAATAGAGAGATTAGGGTACGGGAGAATAATAATAGATTCATTAAATAGGGGTGAGAGTATAAAAGATATATCTAATAAACTATCTTTATCAATTTCAATGGTGTCTAAATTCTGCAAAATGTATGAAAGTTTAAAACCTTCTCAGAAATATGAAGTAAAGAGAAGATCAGTATTTAATATAGCGGATAACTATGAGGAGTTATACGTTTTATTGTATAGGACTCTATCAAAATTAGAGAGTTTAGATCCAGAAGTTTATGTAAAGTGTGCAAGCGAGGTAAGGTTATTACTAGCAGCAGTTGATAAATTTATAGAGAAGAATACGGAGAGAAAAAAGATACAGGAGTTAGGGCAAGTAATACTAGAAATATTAATAGCAGAGTCACCGGAAAGGAGGGGGCATATAATAGAGAGATTTAGGAAGATAGGGATAGGGCACATGATAGGAGTGTAGGGTAGTAGAAAGCCGCGCGGCTACGTTAATAAATAAGTTAATAAATTTTTTACTTATAGAAGATACTATAAGAGTTAAATTAAAAGAAGTCGCGCAAATAATAAGAAAAAATATGTTAACAGAGCCCAGGTTAAGGTATAAGCCTTTTGAGTATGAAACAGCCCATGAGCTAGGTAAAAAGCAATGGAACTCGTTTTGGACAGCTGATGAGTGTGCCTTAACAGAAGATATATTAGATTGGAATACAAAATTAACAGAAAATGAAAAGAGAGTAGTAGGAGGAGTTTTAAAAGGATTTACCCAACTAGAACTACTAATAGGGGATTATTGGTCAGGAGTAGACAAATGGTTTCCAAAACCAGAAATAAGTTATATGGCAAAGACCTTCAGTGCGTTTGAGGGTATACATGCAGAAGCATATAATAAACTAACAGAATCATTAGGTATAGATGATTTTGAGGCTTTTCTATCAGACCCCCAAGCAAAGAAAAGATTAGAAAACCTAATAGAAATAAAAAAAGAAACTAAAGAAGAGATAGCAAGATCGCTGGCTATCTTCTCAGCATTTGCAGAAGGTGTTTCTTTATTTTCATCCTTTGCAGTCCTAATGAGATTTCCTATAATGAACAAACTTAAAGGAGTAGGTACTATAGTCGAATACTCTAGTAGAGACGAGAATTTACACTCTAAAGCAGGTATATGGTTATTTAATCAATTAATAAGAGAAAACCCATTTTTAAAAACTAAAGAGCTAGAAGATAGTGTACATGAGGCTGCAAGAGTATGTGTAGAGTTAGAAGAAGGATTCATAAAGTCTATATTTGAGCAAGGGGATTTATTAGGATTAAAAGCAGAGGATTTAAAAAACTACATAAGAGCAAGGGCAAACCAAAAACTAATAGATTTAGGGTATAAGCCTATAATAGAATACAATAGAAAATCAGCTGAGTCTATATCAAGCTGGTTTGATACATTAACAGCAGCAGGGAGGAATCATGACTTTTTTGTGACTACAGAAACCAACTACAGTCAAAGTAAGAAGTTTGATCCAAAGAAACTAACGTTTAACTTTTAGGGTTTAAAGAAATGCCAGAACAGATTAAAGTTGAAGGAATACAAAGTTTGTTTATAGAGTTAGAAGAAGAGTTAAACGATTTAAAGGAGAAGGGAGAAGCACCACAATGGTTAAGTGGGGAGGGTTTAAAGCTGTTAAAAACAGGGTATTTAGGAGTAGGGGAAACGCCAAAAGGGATGTGGGAGAGAGTAGCCCAAGCAGCTGCCTCCAAATATAAATCTAGTAATGAAGACTATCTAAGAGATATAGAAATGCTAGAGGAGGAGCAAGAAATAAATTTAGAAGAAAGATTCTTTGAGTTAATGTGGAAGGGTTGGCTAGGAGCAGCTAGTCCTATACTATCTAACTTAGGGACACCTAAAGGGCTGCCTATTAGTTGTTATTCATCTTATATAGCTGACAACAGAGAATCTATTTTTAAGAGTTGGGAAGAAATAGGTTGGATGTCTTCTATAGGAGGCGGTACAGCTGCTCACCTAAGTGACTTGAGACCTTTAGGTTCAAAGATAGCTAACGGCGGGGTTTCTAATGGAGTTGTACCTTGGATAAAAGTATTAGACTCTGTTATGGTAGCAGTAAACCAAAGTGGGTTTAGACGAGGTGCATTAGCAGCCTATTTAGATATAGATCATCCAGACTTTTTATCGTTTTTAAAGATAAGGCAGCCGCACGGGGACATAAATCATCAATGTTTGAATATACATCATGGAGTTACAATCACAGATGACTTTATGAGAAGATTACGAGAAGGAGATGAAGAGGCAGCAACCCGCTGGGCTAAATTAATAGAGACTAGATTTAATAAAGGAGAACCTTACATCATTTTCATAGACACAGTAAACAAAAACAACCCAGATTGGTACAAAGACAAGGGTCTTACTGTAAAAGGAAGTAACTTATGCTCTGAGATATGTTTACACACATCAGAAGAATATAGTTTAGTATGTTGTTTAAGTTCACTAAACCTAGCAAGATATGATGAATGGAAGCACGACAGATATATAATAAGAGACAGCATATTCTTTTTAGATGCGGTTATGGAAGAGTTTATAGAAAAAGCTGAACATATTCCTGGCATTAAAAGAGCTTATGAGTTTGCCTTAAAAAGTAGAGCCTTGGGGTTAGGAGTAATGGGCTATCATACTTTGTTGCAAAGTAGAGGATATGCATTTGAAAGTGAAGAAGCAAGATTATTAAATGAGGAAATATTTGAGAGAATACACAGAGAAGCATGGATGGCAAGTGCAGAGTTAGCATTTAGATTAGGGGAGCCGGAGTGGTGTAGAGGATATGGAGTAAGAAACACCCACTTAACAGCTGTTGCTCCCACAAAGTCAAATTCAGTAATAGCAGGGGGGTTAGAAGGAAATTCTATTTCAGAAGGAGTAGAACCTTACTACAATAATTATTATGTAAACGATACAAAAGGTGCTTACTTTAGAAAGAATCCAGTTCTAGTTAAATTACTAAAAGCTAGAAATAAAGATACAGAAGAAGTATGGAGTTCCATAAAAGATAATTCTGGTTCAGTCAGTCATTTAGACTTTCTTACAGAAGAAGAAAAAAACGTATTTAAGACAGCCCATGAAATAAACCAGATAGAACTAATAAATCAGGCTGGTACTAGACAACTATACATAGACCAAAGCCAATCGTTAAACTTATTTTTTCTTAGTAGAGACGATGAAGAATACATAAACTTTATAAATGCTGTTCATGTACAATCGTGGAAAAAGGGAGTTAAATCATTGTATTACCAAAAAGGAAAAGCAGAGTTAAGTAGTAAGAGCAATATATCCTTTGAAAGGATAGAAGAAGAGCAAAAGGAATCTATACCTGAGTTCTGTGGTTTAAGTAAAGAAGAAGGTTGTAATGTTTGTGAAGGATAGATAATTACAATTAGGCTATTTATAGCCTAATTACATTTACATTTACATTTAACAGAATTAATAAATTTATTATGATAGAAGATATAAGTAAATATAAAGACTTAATAGTAGAGTTATACAAGCTGCAAGCTAATACTTTTGTGCTTTATTTAAAGAGTTGGGGAGCGCATTGGAATGTAGAAGGAATAAACTTTATAGAATTGCATGAGTTATTCAAAGAGGTGTATGAGGGGTTAGAAGAAGAAATAGATAGGATAGCCGAAGGGATAGGCTCATTAGGGTATAAAGCGCCGGCTAACTTAGAGTTATATATAAAGTTATCTCAGCTAAAAGAATTTAAAGGAAGTGAGAGTTATGATATACTACTCAGTTCTTTATTATCAGACTTATTAGAAATAGAAAGTTTGTTATTAAACTGTAATAAAGAAGCTGTAAAAGTAGAATGTGAGGCTATACTTAATATGCTACAAGATATAATAGAGCAAAATAGGGTGTATATATACAAACTGAGAAGGACTGTTAAATGATAATAGAGTATAATAAACTGAATTATTTAAAAAGTACAGATGAAGTTTTGTATGTAAGTAGTAGTAGGAGTAAAAAAGGAGATATAGAGAAATTAAAGAAAGCAGGGGGATGGGAGAAGTTAGGATTTAAAGCTGGGTGGTGGGAAGTAGACGAAGATATAACAGAGTATGCGAACGTAAGACATGCAAAAAAGATAGTAAACTTTTTAAAGAACAGTAAGAATACTTTAATTTATGCAGAGCAGATAGAAATAGGGATAGTATTAGAAGCGTGTAGGGGAGTAATACAAGAAAATAAACTAGAAAGGTACAGTGTAGGAGATGCGGTAAACGGAAAGAGAAAGGTAATACCAGATGTATGGTTAGCGGCGTTATTAGACAATGAAGCTAAAATGGGTGGGAGATTGGTAGGAGAAATAGAAAGTTACTTAGCAACTCGAATAGCAATTGACAGCGCGGCTACAATTATAGAAGGAGAATTTGATTAAGTTATGACTATAGAAGAGTTATTAAGCATAGCTATAAGATATAAATTAGGGAGAGAGAAGCTAGGGGATAATTGGACTATAGGAAAAGCAGTAGAGTACGAAAGTACCCTACCAAGAAAACTAACAATTGAAGAGTTAACTAAATTAACTAAAAGAGAGGAGCAATTACAGTTTTAGAGTAATAGATATTTCCTTATTAGAGTTAATAGTAATGAGTTCTATTAGAAGGAGATAGATATCACGTTTTTCTTGTTTAGTTCTACTTTTAAAAAAGAGGTCATCTTGAAAACAATCTAAAAGGAGTTGACGTTTATTATTAATAGAAGTAGAAAGAGATTTTTCCCTATTATTGATGTGGTCTATTTGTGAATACAGTTTACGAATATTAGGAGTAAGTTCTGGGTCTTCTAGGGATTCCAGGACTTTTATTTTATTAAGGATAGGAGCTATTAAGGGGTTTACAGAAGTAGATTCAAGTTTTTCTTCTTTTACTAAAAGAGATACTTGGTATGCTTTGTTTTTGAGTTCAGAGATAACTAAATCTTCAAGATAAGTATCTCTAGTAATAGAGCGATTAGAGCATATACAACTTTTATAAGCTGCGCGGCAGCGGTAGTAAACATAAGTAATACCATTCTTACTTTTAGTACTGCAAGTGTCCATACTGCGGTTACAGTGAGGACATTTAATTAATCCTGTTAGAGGATAGCATTTAGAAGAAGTGCCATAGCCTTTAAGAGAGGAGTTTAGTTTTGAGATACTTAATACTTGTTCATACTCATAGTCAGACATTAAAGTTTGATCAGGGTGAGTATTGTAAAAGATGATATTGTCTTTTGAGGTGTTACGTCTAAAGTAAGATGTATGGCCTCTTAAAATAGGGGAATGAAGCCAAACTGAGAGGCCTTGGTAAGTATATAAATCAAAAGATAAATGGTTTCTTTCTCTTCGGAGGTTTTTAGAAACAGGGGGGAAAAGGCCATACTTAGACATAACAGTTCTGAGAGTAAGGCGAAGGGATTTAAGAGACAGATAGAGTTCAATGAGTTCGCGGGCTAAATTATGAATACTAAACTCTTGTTTAGTTTCTAATAGACAAAGAAAGGGGGCAGTATTAAGTTTAGGGTAACCGTTCTCTAAAACATACCCAAAGACTGGCATAGAAACCTTTTTGCTTTTTCGTATATACTCCCAAGAATCAGAATAGCGTTCTTTAATTCGTTCTATTTCGTTCCTGCTAAAAGTTACTAAAAGGCGGGCATGAGTACGACCTCCTACAGTAGTAAGATCAATATTATCTTTAAGTCCTATGCAAGGGGTATTAGTGCTAATAACAAGTTCGATAAATTCCTCCATTAAAGAATGAGAATCAGTTAATCTATCTAAGCGTGTAAGGACTACTTGACTAACAGAATTAGATTTAATTTCTTCCATGAGTTGGGAAAGACCTTTTCGTTTTTTAGAAGAACGAGAGATAACGTCCCAATAAATTTCTGTACAACCATAAGATTTAAGTTCATCTATATGTCTTTCAAGAGTACCTTGTTTAGACAATCCATAGCTGCTTTCAGATCTAGACAAGCGGGTATAACCAATAATACGATTAGAGGGGGAGGAAAAGATAAGATGACCTGTTTTATCCATAGGAGGAAGAGAGTTTTATGTGTATAGTAAATAAAACATAGGAGGAGTTTACTATAGAGATAAAACTTTAAAAAATAAAGTTTATAAAACTTTAGGTTATTGTTGTTTAAAGAAAGCGAGGTCTTTTAGGGATTCTTCTGTAGTGTATTTAGGATATAAAGGGTCTAAAACTAGTAAGCCAAATCCGTCTGCAGTAGTTGAGTCTGTTTTTATATCTATAGAAGATGAACTAATAGAAACATCAAGGGTATATTGAGAAGGAGGGGTATATTGAGGATATTGAGGGTCGCTCCTGTATTGAACTGTAGGTTTAAAACCAGAAGAGTCTACAGTAAGTTTTATATTAGCAGTAGGTCTTTGCTCTTCTAATTTCTTCTTAGCGCGTTTTATTTCTACTATTTGTGAATCAAACTCTAATACTATTCTTTGTAGTTGTTGATAATTTAAGACTGCTTTAGAATTAAATATATTAGTTTGGTCTTGAGGTTTAACAACAGGATTATCCGAGGGTAATTTAGCTATAGTACTTTCAAGAGCATTTTGAATAGGGGTAGGGACATTAGAGAGGAAATCGTATCCAGTAGTATTTTCGATTTGGTCAACAGTGGTCACATACCTTTTCCAGTCGTGGTCTAATGTTTCGCTGTTAGGGATATTAACAGCAATCACAGGGGTGCTAGAGGTAATATCTGAAATGCCAGAGGGTCGATCTAAGACAACAATTATTTTCCAGGTATATTCAGGGATATTAACTAGATTATTAATTTTCCCCTTGCTTCCAGAAACACCAGCAATAACATACAAGGTTTTTCCTTCTTGTATTAGTTTTCTACTGTAATCTTCTAAACTTGCCCAGGTTTTTCTATTATTAGTTTCTGTTTGAGGGATGATATTAGTCATTAAAAAAGTAGAGGAATTATCGTCCCTACTTCCTGTTCTATCCGAAGATGGAACTAAATGTCCTCTGTCATATCCAGAACCCCTATAATCACTTGGTTTTACAGATTCCCACTCTTCTGGGAGACTGAAATCTGGTTTAAAATCATTTTGTCTTTTAGTGCTTCCTAGCCATAATTGATTAGCTTCCCATGATACCCAATTAGCAGTTCCAGTACTTCTGTTATAGGATAAAGCGTATTGTTCCTTTATCATTAGATAATTATTGGGACTACTAGTATTAGATTTAGCTTGACTAGGGTTACCAAGTAATAAATGAGGTGTTAGATATATCTGTTTTGGTGTATTAGGTGTACTAGATGTATTAGGTGTATTAGGTATATTAGGTATATTAGATTTATATTCTTTTGTTTTACTAACGGAGTCTAGTGGAACTTTAGTGTTAAACGCGCCGCTAAATATATCTATTAACTTATTACCTAATCTGTAAAGTATAGTTTGTCCTTGATTAGGTATAGAGTTAATAAAGAAGAGATATTCATCTTGTCTCCTTTTTACTAGACCTCCTAAAACTCTACCATGATTATCTTTATTGTAAGGTAACAACCATTTAGCAGCACTTAGATAATCTCCTTGATTTAAAAACTTAAGTAAAGTAGAGTTTTTAAATCCACCCACACCAGCATTAAAAGCAAAAGAAGTAAGAATAGTAAACTGAGTTCTAGTTAAAGGTACTTTAACATTGTCTCTAACAGCTGTAGCAGCTTTATCCATATCCATAATAAAGATACGTTCTCCTTCTTGTTGGGTTATCCTTTGTCCCCACTTAACATCAGGTCCTGTATGACCATAACCTATAGTAAGAACACCCGTACCGTCATCATAAGTTTGAGGACGAAATTTTTCTTTATCTTTTATGTAATTAATTATTTGTTGATCATGCTGTATATGAGTAGGTAAATATGGATTAAATAACCTATTATCTACTTTACTAGTAGAAAAAGAAGTATTACTAATAGGAGTATTCTTAGTAGGTACTTTAATACCAGCAGGTAAGGGTCTTCTAGGTATATTAATTTTCTCAGATGCTATTAAATAGCGTTGTGGTTCTATTAAAGTATTTATAGAAGTAAAATTTCCCGCTCCTGCATAGTTAAACTGTTTAGGATTAAGTATTTTATCATTACTTTTTTGTGATGCTATTGAATAGAGTTGTGGTTCTACTAAAGTGTTTACTTCTATAAACTCTCCTGCTCCTGCATAATTAAAGTGTTCAGGAGAAGTAGAAGATATTTGTTGTTTTTCTTGAGTATGTTGAGTAACTATTACTTGAGATGGTTTTATAGATTGTCTTCTAAACCTTTCTTTATAGAAACGAACTTTTTCTAGTAAGAGACGCATATCATGAGAACGAGGGTCTGACCTATTCTCATTACGGTCAACATCACGGTGTGTAGTTATTCTAGACTCAGGGATATTATATCTTATAGACAATTCCGCAATAGCCTGAGCCATACTATCGTATTGTTCAGGAGTATAGCCTGAGTGGCCTATAGAATAGGGGTTACTATTAGCTGGGGATTCATAGGAAAAGTGATAAGAAAAGTTATTAACTGAAGGTTTCTGATTACGACTAACTCTAAAAGTTTCATTATTAAAATAAGAATTAGAAGCACCAAAAGCTCTTTTAGAGTAATCAACTAATTCTATGACAGTTCCGTCTCTAGTGATTATTCTATGATAACTAACCTTAGATCTAGGATCTTTAAAATAATTAACAGCTGATCTAGCAGAACTGGCTGTCTCGTGTAAAACAATTAAAGGTTGATTAGTGGCAGGTTTGCCATAAGCATCAACAGTAAGACGTTCTCCATAGTTAGAGGGGTTAACTTGTTCTCTTATAGTTCTATAAGTTCTATTAGTGGGTAGCTGCGCGGCGGCTGCCCTTGGAATTAAACTCTGTACTATTTGACTTCCTATAGACTGTTGTGCAGACTGTCTAGCTATTTCTAAAGTTGTACTTCTACGGTCATTACTAGAACCTGTTAAGTCTAAAGCTCTGTTAGTAGCTATTTGTATAGATGTATTATTAGCAACATTAGATGGTATATTATAAGATATTATAGGAGCTGGCCCATATCTTATTTCTAACAACTCACTAATAGTTTTAAACTTATACTGTTTATTAGAAAAATATCTTATTATTCCTTCTAAAGAATTAACAGTATTTTGTCTTGAAAGATTTGTTTCCCCACTGTCAGGATCTTTTCTAAAACTATCATGAAGGAGTATTATTGAACCTTTTCCTAACCTTTGTCTACTAGTCTTTACTCCTAGAATTACGTTGTTAAGGATTTGATTACTAGAGGAAGCTCTAAAATCTTTAGGGTCTATATCTGCTCCTATTATAGCATAGCCTAATCCTCTTACATATTCTACGATAGGAGTATTGTAATTAAAATAAGGGGCTCTAAAAGTAATATTAGTTTTATTAAAATTAATACCAGTAATACTTTTTAAAGTTTCAATATTATCAGTTATTTCTTTTTCTATTTCACCTGATGAGAGCTTTCCTAATTCATCTCCTGGAAGAGAAATCCCAGCAAACTTTTTATGTTTTAAATGTCTTTGAGTATGTAAACCTAATTGGTGACCTTCTTCAACAATCCTTCTAACTAAATCTGGGTGTTGTTTAGCGTGTATACCCATAAGATAAAAAGTAGCTTTTACTCCGCTTTCCTTAAGAATGTCTAAAATTCTTGGAGTAAATAAAGGGTCAGGTCCATCGTCAAAAGTGAGAGCTACTACTTTTTCTTGGGTATTAATATAATCTATAGGTTCTCTAGGAGGGTTATTAACTAAACTAGTAGGTAAAGCTTTGTACTGCCTAATAGCTTGAGTTAAAGGTACTCTAGTTAAAGGTGGTGTTGATGATCGTGGTGGTGGTGGTGTACTTCTATTTCCTACATATTGTGCATATCTAGTTCTAGCAAATCTCATGAACTCAGATAATTTGCCGGTTGGTTTTGCTTGATTAGGGTATTGACTTTTTCCTTCATCTGTTTGTAGGGGAGTCCATATACCAGATATTTCAAAGAATATACTACTTTTTATGTTTCTATTTTCTGAAAAAGCACTTATAACTTCATTTAAGTATGCTCCATTTCCCCTTTCAAAAAGTAAGTATATAGCTAATAAATCTTGTACACCTGGTTCATAAGAAGGTTTAGATCTAAATAATTTCCTTAGAGTAGAATTAGCCCTTCGCCACTCAAGGTGAGGTGGGTTATTGTACATTATTTGATATCGTCCTGAAGCAGTAAAGGCTCCAGGTAAAGGACGATTATCGTAAGGCATTTGAGACAGATCAGTTAGCTCTGCCCCGCCATATAATTTAGTATAACCGTAGTTTTTAGTTGCATTATTAGGTAAAAAATCTGTTCCTTCTGATCTGGCTATAGCATCAAAAAACGCTCTTATAGCTGGGTGGTCTAAATATTGTTGAAGTTGTGTACCTAAAGGCGTTAAGTATGAAGTATCTCTAGGATTTAAAGGGTTATTACCTCTACCGGTTAGTATAGAACTAGGAAGGGTATTACTAGAGTAAACATCATTTGCTATTGTTTGTGATCTGCGAAGAACATTAGGATTACCGCTGTTTAAAGCTTTAATATACCTTTCATGGTCTTCAACGGAAGCGGACAAGTGGACGTGAACATCTCCTGTAACAGCTGCGGCATTACTTTGAGTGCCTAAAAACTGACCTTCAACTACAGACTGACCGCTAGTAAAAGTAAGGCCTTTCAAATGATACATTTGACCTAATATTCCTCTTTTGGAAGAGTCTCTTATAAAGGAGTCAGAAGAAAAAGAGTTTAAATAATCTTCTCTAGTTTTATAAAAAGTGTAGCCACCTAGTGCTGGTAAAACTTTTACAAAAGCAGTAAATGGAGAAGGAACTGGGACATCAGTAGATTGTTGACCTTTTAGTCTTAATACGTAATCTATTTTTATTAGATTAGGGTTAAAAGGTTCTATTTCATCTCTTCCTCTACCAGGAATCCCTAAATCTCTATACCTCCTCCCACTTCCTGTTGTATTTCCTCTATTTGTTGTACTTGGATGATGTATTGAAGTATCATTAAAAGTTTTAACTTTGTAAGGGCCTGACATTACGTCATAAGGAGCATAAGATACTCCTAATCCTAAAGGGGAGCCTGTAGGAGTTGGGGTTGAGGAATTAGCAGGAGGTCTAAAAGTTGCAGCATTAGTACGACTACCACCAGGTGAATAAGTATAAGGACCTAATATAGCGCCAATAGCACCTCCTCCAATAGCACCACCGATAATAGCAAAAGGAGCAGCAGGGGGAAACAAAGCAGCTAATATACCACCAGCTACTAAACCTACCCCGGCACCTACAGCAGTTGATAGAGCAATATGTCTTTGAAAATCTAATAAATCTCTACTAGAAGAGATCTTTAAAGCAGACATCCTTTGTGTGTAATAAGTGTCTAATACATCGTTTAACACAGGAGAACCAAAGATTTCTAGAGCTATAGCAGCTCCGACACCAAGTGGGCCAAAGACAGAAAGGCCTAGACTTACGCCGCTCATAATTATGTTTGTAGTTTCGCCGGCTAACTTTCTAGAAACGTATTCTCTACTTAACTGTTTTGGTTGACTTTCAGTGTCAAACATACTATATAAAGATAATCCAGCTCTAAAACCAGAAATATAGCTCATATAAGAGAGACCTACACCTTTTACAGTGCTCTCAAAAGAAGGTATTTTAAAGAAATTACTTACACTAGAAAGGTTTAAAGAACTAAGTTTAAAGTTTTTAATAAAATCAACCCCTTGAGGTAAATTAGAGACCAAAGGAATCCCTACAGAAGAATATAAAAGGGTAGATCCTACAGCTTGTTTTGTTTTATCATCATCTTTAGAAAACTGATTATAAGCTAAATAACCAAAGGTTAATCCTAAACCTAATAAATTTCCTGTATTTGCTAACTTATTATTAAAACTAGAGCTAGTCGTAGATACTGCTTTATTAATAGTAGCTGTAGTAGTAGCTGTAGTAGTAGCTGTAGTCTTACCTAAAGGATTATTTGCATAATACTGACTACTGTATCTAGTATAAGCAGGGTCAATAGGATTAGAAGAGGGTATGTAAGGCAGTGGTACTTGTCTAGGTAAACTAGGAGGAGGAAAGATAGGTTTAGGAACTTGAGGTATGAAATTAGTTGAAGTAGAAACAGGTGTTGGAGAGAGTAAAGTAGCCGAAATAGAAACAGGGGCTATGTTCTGGGGTATAAATTTTGTAATTATATAAGGATTTTTTAATCGTAGAATTTGTTGTTGAAAAGTTTTAGCCTGTATTTCAGAGATATCATAACTAACTACAGCACGTACTGTTGAAGGGTTACCAGGAACTGCTTCATAGTTTTCTAAACCTATTTCTACACTTCTTCTATAAGTGTAAACTCCTCCTTCTTCTGGTATAAAGTCTGCATTATAAGGTACAAATTCCTTTTTGCCCTGAGCTTTTACTTCTATTAAATCAGTCTTTGAAGCGGGAATAGAATCTAACTGTTGTCTAAAAGAAGGGTGACTAGAGGGGGAATCAGTGACCTGCATTTCAGGATGACGTTTACCAAAAAGTCCTCGTTTTTGGGATTCTACAGGGATTGCAGGTCCCTCTATTAAATGAAAAGTTAATTTATTATCAATAACTTTAGGAGTTTGTTGTAATATTCCTGTTCTTCTCATTAACTGCCCGTCAGCAGAATAATCGGGATAAACTATATCATAAGTACTTCTAAATAATTTAACATTTTTATTGTAAGTGTATGAGGTAGAAGAAGTACCTATTACTTTCTTGTTGGGGTTAGAAGGACTAGGAGCAAAATTATCTATAAACTTAATATCTACTCCTTTTAGTTTATTTAATTCAGAACTAGTAGACAGTATATGAGAAGGCAAATGAGTATGCCTCTTAATAGCAAAATCATAAGGAGATACAGCAAAACGAGGATTTAAACTAGCAGTAGTAGAACCTCCAGGAGTAGTAGAAATAGTAGCAGTAGTAGAACCTCCAGGAGTAGTAGAAATAGTAGAAGTAGTAGAACCTCCAGGAGTAGTAGGAATAGAAGGTTGAATTGTGTTAATGGAAGCCTTTTCCAGTGCAAGAGTTTGCAATCGATTTTGTTTAATATGTTTTAGAGATGCAAAGGACTCAAAAACACTGTAAAGAGCGACGCCGCCCGCTAATGTTAATACTCCTGTTTTGACAGTATCTCTATCTATAGTAATAGGAATAGATTTAATAGCAGCGCCGAGAGTAGTGGCGCTAGGAAGTCTAAATTTTTCAACAAAATTATGGTAATGAAAGTCTGCTACTTTATCAGAGAAATAATTTATAAATTTAGAAACACTAAGAGAAGCTAAGAAAATAATATGGTAGTTAACAGATCTACCACTTAGCCTAGCATTTCTTAAAGCCAAGGAACCTAATCCAGCATTTATAGTAGGGCCTATTAAGTTTTCGTAAGCTGCCCTAGTTTCTTCTTTAGTAGATTTAAGGTTAAGATTTAAAACGTTTAAAGCTCCTGAACCTATAAAACCTACATCAAAGATAGAAGGTGAGTGATATTGAATATTACCAAAGAAGGAGCGTAAACCTGAACGAATAGGGTTAGTAACAAAACGAGCAGCGCCCACACTTCTATTATAGATATTAGAAGATAATCTAGTTATAAAAGGTGGGATAGAAGGTAGTCTTATTCCTCTAGAAACTCTAGTTGCAATGTTAGAAGAACCCCCAAGAAAAGAAAATACGCTACCAGTAGCTCTAGTTAATGCGTTAAGAACAGGATTAAAACCTCTCAAGTCAGAGCTTAAATAATCTAAAAAGGGTCTTCTAGTCAAGCCATATCTAAAAGCACCATAAGAGGAGAGGATAGTAAAACCGGTGTTTATTGAATTAGAGATATTTTGAAGATTAGGGTCATTAGGATTTTTAGAGAGAAATAAATTATTAAAAATAATTCTAGAAGTAAGAGCTACAGAACTTAGGCCTAAAGTAAAAGAATTTCTAGCTCCAAAAGGAAGGAGAAAACGAACACCAGCGCCGACACTTGCTTTAGAAGCACCTTGAAATACTTTAAAAACGCTAACTGCAGTAGCTAAAGTTAGACTGCGTATACTAGTTGGAACTCTAAGAGATTTAAAAAAAGACTGGTGTGCTGTTTTTCCAGAGAATGCTAAATGAGCGGAATAAAGTAAACCGATACCGCTTAGAGTAGAAGCTATAGCTAAATTGTTGCGTTGTTTATCTTCTTTTGATGAGTATCTATCTAGTAGATTATAAGCACTTATTAGAGATAATAATAATCCAGTTATAGCGATGTTTTTAGAGTTGTTTCTTATAAAAGGTATGTTAAATAATTGTTGTGCTTGTGTTCTAATTCTAGTATTAAAAGGTGAAAAGAGACGAGAAAAAACATTTCTAGTAGAATTAGCCACACCGTGAGTAATGTTAGAGTAGAGGGCACCAATAGCTCTAATAGGGCGATATAGACGACGTATATTAGGTCTAATAACATCTCTGTAAACAAGGTCTTTGTAACCGAGGTAAGTAGAGTTATAGGCAAAACCAAGTTTAGGGACAACAGAAAAAATAGTGCTGAGAAGAGTAGCACCTCTAAAGAACTCAGGTAATCTACGTTGATAAGAACCGACAGCTTCATGATCTGAAATCTGAATACGGCGTTGGATAGCTAATCTAAGAAGAGAACTACCCATTGCACGAGGTCTAAAATCGTTTAGTACTCTAGAAGAATTAATTGATTCAAAATACCTATCAGCATAAATTCTATCATATTCAGCAAACCTACCAAGAACAGAAGAGTGTACAAAATCATCTATACCTCCTCTAGTTGAGCTGGCTCTTTGTCTAGCTGTCCTCATTAAGTCTAATCTATTCTGATAGACATCTATCGATGTATATTTAAATAGGTTTCTACCAGCAAAAGCATATTCACGAGTAAACTTAGGATAGATGATGCGGTCGAAGCGTTTTGCGGTACTAGGGAGAAGAAGGTTAGAGAGAAAAGTAAGTGGGACATTGCCACTGATTTGGTTATCGACTTTATCCCAGACATAATCAAGGCTAGAGTCTATATGTTTAAAGACAGAGTTGCGTGCAGCGGAGAGGACATTAGAGACACCAGGTACTCCTGAAAGGTGATATATAATGGAAGAGGTTTTGTTAAATATAGGAGTACCAATATGGCGGTCATAAGATCTAGTTAAGTTTACAATAGAGCGAGTAAAAGAGCCGCGAAGAAATTGTTGATCCAAGTAATAAGCACCGATAGCGGAGCCAACTAAAAGAGAAGCGGCTCCAAAAGCTGGAACACTAGACATTGCGGCGCTAAATGCTCCAAGGGCAAAAACAGTTGCAGGAATTTCCCCTAAGAATCCAGCAGTAGCTTGAGAAGCTTCTATTTTACGAAGCATGTCATTTTCAGACCCAGCTAAAGTAAAACTAGATACAGCACTATATAGAGGAAAGAAGTCGTTAGCAGCTCCTATTATTTTCATAAGGCCAAACATACCTTCAGAGAGCACTCCGCTAAACCCTCTATTTAACATAATTCTATTGATTATTTGTTCTGACTCAGGAGCTGTAGAGCTTATTCTATGCTGTATATTACCTCTAGGAGGAGTAACATTAGGGATGTTTAAGTATTCAGAATCAGTTACTAATTGTGCTGTAGCAGAGTGAAATAAAGATGTGTGTATTTGTTTAAATTTATTAGCTAATACAATTTTTAATTTATTAAGACGTATTTCATCTGAAAGACTATTATCAGCAAGGATATAATTAATTTCATAAGATAAGGAATCAAACTGGTCAAGGAAATTCTTTAATTTATCTGGTTGAGATAAACCCATTACATCTCCGAACTTTATAGACCTTTGAGATTGGGAAGCAGGGTTTACAACATCAATTACAGTTCTGTCTAATAAATCGGATTTAAACCTATCTTTTATACTATTTATATAAGTATCTACGGTTTCAGTTCCTCTTAAAACCTGTCTTAAATCAGAGTTAAACAAACTTAAATCAGAATTAGAGCTAGAGTAGTTTATCAAGCGTCCATAAAAATTATTAAACTCAGAGCTAACATTGCTGGATAATTTTCCTAAGTTACTACGTCCATCAGGGGTATCAGAAAACAATAGTTTATTTTCATCTAAATTAAAGAAAGCTTCAGAAGTTAATAGATATACAGGTTTATTAGTGCCTTTAAATTGTATTGGGTGTAAGCTAATAACTGGACTTTTTGCATCGTTTATAAATGCGTAGGATAAAGGAGGTCTTCTTATTCTTTCCAGGTCATTAAGAATGCTTTCTAGTTTACGAACAGTAGAGTTATGGAGAGCGCCTTGATTATAAGCTGCAAAAGAAGCAATAGATTGAATAGAGAAAGTAATAATATTACCGGTAGTAATAAGAAACAGAGGTATTTGTTGAGCTGCTAACAGAGCAGCTGTTCCTGAGGTAGTAGTATTATTAAACCCACCTAGAGCGTACTTAAAGGTATTACCAAAGTAAGAAAATAAAGAAGAACTATCATTTTTTGGTCTAGCAGAGTTTATAAAATTGTAATCTAGATCTTTAGAACCGTACTTAATATTATCTAAGAATTTAAATAATTTATTACCAACGTCAAATAATAAGTTACGTTTTTTGGGTAAAGAAAAGTAACCGGAATAATTAAAGTAGTCAAAAGGTGAGAAAGTGCGAGGGAGTTCTCCAAATGGTAGAATCTTACTTAGTTCTTTATTAACTAAGTCTGTTTTAAACTTTCCAGACTTAAACAAGTCAAAGAAGAGAGAATAAACTAATTCTATAGGACGTTGGTGACTTAATCTTCTAGTTTCCTGAGTACGGAACTGTAAAGCATAAAGAAGAGCTTCACTAGTATTAGAAAGCATTTCTGATTCTGTACTAGTAATAAAACCTACTAATTTAGCGGGAGACTTACGAGGTAGAGAACCCATAATTCTGTTGTAGTTACGCTCTAATAGTTGGTCTGGAGATATATTTCTGTCATCATAGCTTAGTATATTTTTAAATATTTGTGAGAAATCAGAACTACTTAATAATTGAGCAAAGCTGTATTGAGAGCCACTAATATCCGCGAAAGTTCCTTGAGATTGAGTATATAGTCTAAAATCGTATCTACCTTCAGAGAGGCCAAAAGGTCCGCCTAGGGGTATAAAGGCGTTAGCATTATCTTGGTAGATAAGGCTTTTAATACCGAATATAGAGGTAGCGGCGCGGAGTAGATAATCAGAGTAAGCGTAGAGAGAATCTGTAAAGTTTTTAGGTTGATAACGAGGTTTTTTATAAGACCCTGGAAGTCTGTACAGCTGCTCTTCAAAAGTTAAATTAGCTGAATCAGAATCCGAAACAACATCTGTAAAACCTAAACCTTTACCTGTTAATCCTCTGCCGAATAAACCTATAGCCGCTAACACGGCTGATACAGAGAATACTCTTCTTGCAGCTATAGATAAACGTAGAGGTACTGTTCTTACAAACAAATTATCAATAGATTGACTAGCATCTATTGCTTGAGTATATATTCTATGTATTGCTTGCTGTTGGCGACCTATATAAGTGTTAGGTGTAGCGTTAGCAAAGGACTCAGCAGTATCAAATACACCTGCGTTTCTTAATGAATATCCATAAATAGCAGTAAGAGGAATAGTAGTGGTAGTTAGCTTCCAGGCTTCCGAGGCGAGGGCATTGGGTTCTAGGAAAGAACCTATATGGGAGAAATCAGAATCAGGAGAGTGAACAGAGGAAGCGTACAGATAAGCAAGAGCCAAAGGTAAAGCTCTTCTAAAGCGGGAGCCATAGCGAGTACCAAGAGCTCTAAGAGATTGTTCAGGAATGCCTAAAGTAGCAGCTGCGCCTCTAGCAATAGCATTAGGCAGAGCAAAAAGGGGAGTTTGACTGTATCTAGCAAGAGTTTCAAAAGAACCGGCTACAAATTTAGCTATATGATAAGGAGTTTTAAATTGTCTTAGCTCTCTTCTTAAAGTAGAAGTTGATGGAAGTCTTCGTAATCTATCTTCTAGTCTATCAAAACCAGTAGAAATATAAGAAGATATTCCAACAAAACTCATAACAGTAGAAAGAGAATTATCTTTAGAGAAAGAGAGAAAATGTTTAGGAAAAGATAAGAAAGAGAGTGAAAAAGCTAACTTTTCACTTTCGGATATATCTTCTTCAGTTAGAGGAGTTTTACTACTAATATAATTTATACTGCTCCTACGAGCTTCAGGTAAATAAGAATTAAAAGGTTTAAGTCTAAATTCTAAAGGTGCAGAAGGGATAGAGCCAGTACCTAATATAGGGAAAAACTGAAAACCTGCTCCTATAGTTAATGAATTACCAGCTGGGTCTAGTTTAGATACAAAAGTTAGCTGAAAGATAGGGTTAGGTATTTGTTGAGAGAAGTTGTAATTAACTTGTTCTCTAGCGACTCTACCATAGGTTAGATTATAAGCTGCTAACATGGAGAGATTTAACATAGAATATTCTTTAATAGTAAAAGGTTTATCTTGTTGTAATCGAGATACAACACCCTTAATTAAAGATAGAGATGAGAGGTAATTTTCAGAGTTAGGGGAAGAGCCTGTAGGAGAATTACCTGAGATAAACTTATTAAGATTTAAGATATTAGCTGCGGCGTTAAATATAAACTGAGTAGCTAATAAAGTAAGGGAACCTCCTATTAGAGCTCCCAACCATCCAAATTTAGTAACAGGTCTAGAACTAGAAACATTCTTTAATCTTGTTAGAAGTTGCTGTTGTTCTGTAGTTAAATTAGTAAAAGGATTATCTAATAGGGAAGAAGTTGGGTCATTAATACCAGTAGCTTGCCTAACAATATTAAGATGTTGTAGTATTCCATGTGGATAGAAGCGTTGTGTTCTTTCACTAAAAGACTTTTCAAAGATACTAATACCAGTACTAGTAGTATATTCAAAACTAGGGAGTAGGTGTCCACCTATAATAAAACCAGACGCAACTAAAGGATATTTTATATAACCAGGTATGCCACCAGAATATTTTATGTTAGCAAACTTACGATCATTGCCCTCTTTAGTTTTATAGCTTGTAAGATTAAAATCAACTAATATCTGGTTAATAAGATCTCCTGAGTTACGCATTATATGAGGGTCAAACAACTTATCAGCTATAAGAAGAGGACCAACAGAAAGAAGAAAACCACGAACAGACTTAAAGATATTAGGTTTACCAGCATCTATAGAAGTAGCATAATTATAACGACTTTGAACGATAGTATCGTACTGTTCTCTGCGTTGTATATATAATTCTAATAATCGTCTAGAGCGGGGTTCTCTTAATAAGTTTTGGAGGGATCTGCTTAAAACACCTACATTATTAGGGTCACTACCACCACCATATAATTGTTCTGTTAGCTGTCTTAATAATTCTGTATAATCAGGAGCACCAGCAGGATTTATTGGTGTAGTTAGATTTAAGCGTCTAAAGTTTGCATTTTTTAGTATTCTTTCTACTCTTGTGTATATTTGTTTTTCTATAGAAAATAAAGAATTCTCTAGAGTGTAAATTCTAAAGTTTTCAAAAGCTTCTTGATAGATATTAGAGTTAGTTGATTGTTTAAAGATAGTTTGAGCAATCCTTTTACTAAAAGCAGTAAGACCGCTAAAACCTGGAGCCAAGAGATTTTTAAGGGAATAATCTTCAATATCAGTACCTGCGCTGCGGTCAACTCTGAGGGAGCGGATGCCAATAGAATCACGATAAGGTTTAAAATAAAGTAAAGGATTAGCAGGGATAAACTCAGATATTTTATCTAATAATTCAGCGATGGATTCTAATCTTGAATAACCGTAGTTTTTTATTTCAAAATCGCTAAATCTTCTATGGAAACTACCATCAGGAGTCTGTACTATTTTATAGACAGCTACAGGGTTTTGAGACAATAAATTTCTGAGGTTTTCTAAGTTATTATTAAAGATCCTTCTAGATTCGTCATCAGGCACAACAGAAATAGATTCTAAGATAGGAAATACAATATGATTAAAATTAGAAAGGTCTAACTGTCTAAATCTAGAAAGTTGTCCAAACCAACCTCTATCAAAACCTAGAGTAGAAGAATTATAAGACCTAGAAAGGTCAAGTTCTGCAGTAGTAGTGTTAATACCTAAAACTTCGCGTTGAACTCGAGTTAACTCATCAGAACTAAGAGTAGTAGGAGTTGTTGAAACTGAAGGTGTAATATTTTCTGAGACATGAACAATTAATCTATTAATAGCAGAACCCTCTGGGGTTACATTATTGCTACCGTATATTACGTCTAACTGTAAACGGACATCGTTATTTATACCACTATAATCAGGAGTATAACCTTGTATTTCAGCAGCTCGTTGAGTTACGTAATTATAATAATCTTCTACAAACTTACCAGCATTAAGAGAACTTATATTTGGGTCAGTACTAATAAATGAGTTTTGTAGGTTTGTAATAATATCTATAGATTTAATAAATTCATTAGAAAAGAAAAAGTCTCGTATATTTCTATCACTTAAGTTAGTAATATCAGAATCAGTAAATAAAGTGCTACTAACCTTTTCAATACCAACTTCTTCAAACTGAGCTTTAGCGATAGAAAAAGTATGAGATACACCAAAGTAAAAAGCTAAAGAATAAGCTGTAGAAGAAACCGTCATAGCAGAGGAGTAGATAGTGTTTTCAAACACTCCTCTTTCTGGATCTGCTTCGTAAAAAGATTTATGAAATTTTGATATAGAACCTTTTTCTTTTCCGGAGCGTACTCTTCTATAAAATTCGCTAGAATAGAATCCAGTAAAAGTATCTAATACACGTCCTACGCCTTTAGCCAGTACACCAGTCAGACCAGAACCTTCAGTATAGATATCAGTAAATATTCTATTTAGAATATCTCCAAAACCGGGTAAATTAAGACTGTAATCAGCCCATTTAGCTATAGTACCTTTAAAACCTGTAGGTTTTTCTCCTGATGCTGTAAAGTATGTGTCTTGATACATAGACACAGAAGTTTGCTTAGTGTTATTAAAGAAATCACTACCAAGGTAATTAGGTAAGATAAGTTGTTGAAGGTCAGAGGTTTCGGATCTATTTTTATAGAGTAGGGGAATAAAGAATTTAAGAATAGGATTATCAATAGCTTCTACTTTAGCTAATTTAAACTCTGCTGAAGATTTTCTAAAACTAGAAGGTTGAAGATAATATTTATCTGACCAGATACCTTTTTTCTCTTCTTTAGCTTTGCTTTGTACACCTGATAATCTTTCTAGACCAGGATTTTCTCTAGCGTATTTATAAAAGAACTCAGAGTATATTGAAGCGTAACCATGTTCTAGTAGGTTTTCCTGTAAAGTATAATCTTTATTAGTAGTAGTAGGTTTTAATCCTATTATAGAAACAGTTCTACCATATTCATCCCTATCTAAAGTTATTATATTTACCTTGTTGCCCTCTTTTTTTAATAAGTCTTCAACATGTTTAGTTGCTTTTTTACCCCATTTAAAGTGTTCTATATCTATTTTATTTTTAGAATTTTCTTCTTCAGGAGTATGGGGGATTTCAGGTGCATCAACTAAACCGACTCTAATAGTTACTGTTTTTTTAGACTGATCAGATTCATAATAACCACTAATAGTATCAGCGTCACTAACTTTTTGGACAATAAAACTTTTTTGAGAAACAGGTTGACGAGGTTGAGGATTAAAATAATTGCTAAGTTGGGATGCTGCTCCTTGAAAGTTAGAGCTGATATTAGACATTGCTCCTTGAATATTAGAAGCAGTTACTGCCAAAGACCCAGGAGATAAAACAGAATTAGATATTAGATATTTTGAATAATCCATAGTTTAGCAGTAACACGCTGTTAGTATCTACTAGAAGTATTAATGTTATATTCTATTAATTGGTCTAAAGTAAGAGAAGGTTGATATTGAACAGACATAGTAGACTGACCTAATATAAGAGAGTTAGAAAAGATATTAAGCATGTTCTGTTCAAAGATAAAACTATCTACACCACTAACAGAATTAACTGCCCAAACAAAATAAGGTAGAGCTATTTGAGAAGAGCTATAAAGAAGAGTAAGGGACTGAAACAAGGGTTTACTTCTAACTATCCAATTTTGCATATCAAAAGGTTTAGAATTACCACGGCGGTAGTACCTTACCTTATAGCGTCCACGAGGGATAAAAAGGTCAGAAGGAATAAGTTCAAACTTAACTAAACCGTCAACTGGTATCTCAACAATAAAAGGTTCTCTAATATGACTAAAAACTCCTGGTCTACAAGAAGCAGGGGGAGTAATATGTAAATAATAATCTGACTTAGGAATTACAGCACTAGAAGGAGCAGAATCATCATTAAGGATACTACAAATAACAGGAGAGATAGTAGCTATAGCGTAGCCTAAGCCTGGTTGAATAGTAATGATTACTGTTTCATTTTCTTCTTGATCAGTATCTCCTATAGGGGATATAAAAAGGATTGAAGTTGGGGTATTTTCTGTAAATACTATAGTACCAGAAGTGCTATTAAAGGTAGCCGCGCCGGACTGAGTATAATCAGCTGGATCAGTTCCATTGGCTTCAAATCTAGCAGTCCCGCCAACTGAGAAATTAACAGTTAAAGGTAGAGTAAGGTCACCGTTGCGAGTAAAGGTAAAAGCAAACTTAGTGTTTGTGTTTTCATTTAGTCTAGTAGGGGATACAGAAAGGGAAACGCTAGGAGAGTCGTTAGGGGTTATTCGATATGGAGGAACAAACTGAATAGCTATAGGAGAATAAACTAAAGGAAGAGATGGACTATAGAAAAGATTATTATTAGTTATAAAAGGTACATTATTGCCATCTACGAATAAAGTCATAATAGCGGGTATAAGAGGTGTAGATAAACTTAAAGTATAGGTAAGAGGGAATAAAGCAGAAAAAAGGGTAGCCGCGCGGCTACCTTAACTAACTAACTAACTAACTAACTAACTAACTAACTACCTTAAATAGGTTTAAATTCTTCCCAATCTATAGAAAAAGTATGTTGTAATTCATCAGATTCGATATTAGAGATGAAACCGTCATTTTTGAAGATTAATTCAAAAAGATTAGATTTCTTATCATCGGAGTACACAGCATAGGCTTTAAAATCTGATAACCTTAAAGATCTTTGAGCGACTCGGTGTTGGATTCTTCTAATAAAATAGTTACTTTGAGTTTCTACAATAAACTGTATGTCTTTCTGTTGATAATAATCTATAAGAGTATCAGCCAAGTAACATTGATTAGTAGGGTCTAAAGAGTTCTCTGGATTTTCTAGAATGATAGTAGTGCCTCTATCTACATACTCTAATAATAAAAACAACTGTAAAAAAGAAGTTACTGAATCCCCTAACTTATTTACTTCAACCTTAGCGTTATTCAAAGACTTAGCAATGATTTTATACTTATTAGGTTTAGTAGTAGATTGTTTTAAGTGAATAGTACGTAAGAGATTTAAATCAGAGAGTTTAGTAGAGAGAGTGGATTGAAAGAAGGGGCGGTGTTTGTCTAGTGCGATAAAAAAGGGATAAACAAACTGACCATTAACACCAGTAGAAAAAGGAAGGGAGTTAGTTTTAAGGTAAAAGTAGCTAGGGACAGTTCTTCTGTTAGAGCTAAGCATAAGAACATGACCCTCTGGGGAGTTATAATAAATATGTTTTAGTAAAGACGTTTTACCTGTGTTGTTATTGCCTGTAAAAACAGTAATACCTGAAAGTTCAAAAGTAAGGTCTTGAAAAGACCTGTGTTTAGAGATAGTATGGTTTGTAAGCATAGGTAAAACTAAGAAGCATTATATATTCAAGTATAATCTAATCATCTTGAGACCACACAGGGTCTGAGAAGGAGTTATATTTCCAGCGACGGTAAGAGCGGCGGACTTGTTTAGTTAGTTCTTTAGAAGAGTTAGTAAAAGTGAGGTCAGAGTCAGAGAAATTAGTATTTACAGACCCAATAGAAGAGGATTTAGGAGTTTCGGAAGTAGAGAAATCAGACATAAGATGCCATATAACAGAGACTACAGCATCAGCAATATCTTTAGAACCATCCTTACGATGGTCTATCTTTTTTTGATTTATAAGGCTAATACCAAATAATTCTTCTTTAAGGCGACTAGTCCAAGGAGAATCTACAGGTAGTATTACTCTATTTTCGTGAAGCATCTTACGAAAGAAATCGTAAAGTTCTAATTGTTTTGTTTGACTAAAAGTCATAACAGAAGCGTTAAGACCAGAGTTTCTAAGATGTTGAATAGTTTCAGGATTATAATGGTCAGAAGTAATTTTGCTTAAAGGTCTAGATTTGTTTACTTCATATATACAACTGTAAACATTGCTAATACCGACAGTTTGTTCTGGGCTATTATCCCAGACTAAAAGACCGTCTATAATACCATAGCGTTCTTTGTTTATAACTTCCCTATGACCAAAAGCAACAGCAAAACTATCAGTTACAAAAGCTGGATCTAAATGCATAGCAGAGACTAGAGAAGTAGATAGTATCTTTTTAATATTAATTCTTACAAGTTTATCAGAACCTACTTCTGTACTTAAAGAAATAGAAGAGTTACCTCTAAAAGAGCGGACTATTTCGTCATCATCAAAGAAAGAGTAGAGTCGGTTATAACGTACGCCTTCAAATTCTAGAGCTGCTTGGCGGGGATCTAAATGGTATTCTGCTTGTACTACAGGATTATCTCTAGCAGCATGAACAGGATTAAGATCCCAGGAGCGAAGTCTGAAACCCAACCAACCTGGAGAAGATTTAGAGACTTGGTATAACTTTTGTATAGCGTCACCTTCGCACCAAGCAGAAGATATAGCAATACGTTTAGCATCACAACCAAAAGTAACACCAGAGATACCAATGTTTGACCATAATTTAAGAGCGTTACTTTCAGAATCGCCGCTAGATATTTTAGATTCTTCATCAAACCTAGCAACTTCATCCATCAATAAACATATTACTGAAGACCCTACTTGAGACGCAGAATTAGAATTACCGCTATATATGTACAAGAGTTTATCAGGATACTTAATCTCTTCCTCTCCTATAATAATCTTTTTTTTATCTACTAAACGTTTAATATACGGAATATGTTCTAAAAGTCCTTTTATTTGAGAAAATATAGTTCTCTTAGTTTGTGTAGCACTAGTAGCTATACAGTATATAGATATAGCAGTAGATGTAGCTATATTATAATACATTTGAGGACTTTTCATAGCGCATAACCTGTAGAATTCGTAAGCACCAATTAAAGAAGCCAAGAAGCTTTTAGAACCCCGCCGGCCAGCTTCAACACAGAGAGATTGATAAGTAGTACCTGGGATATAAAAGGAGGGGTTAAAAGAAAGTCTATCAAGAGCAAACCAAGATTCTAATATAGCCTGTTCATCTTCATTAAGAGACAGGCCATAAAAAGTTTTTAATAAAAGAACTTGACGGGGGTTTAGTTCTTTCACACCCCAGGTTTCTTTATTTATTTCATTAGCTATAAAACTTAGAATATCAGAAGATTGAGGAACTCCAATTTCTTCATTAATAGAGTCTACAATACTTTCTATAAAACTACTAACTTCTAAAGTAAAATCCCTGGCTGCCATAACATTTATAGAGAATTAAAAAAGAAGGTTATTACTAATTGATTAGGTTCAATAGTTATACTATCTCCGGAGGTTATTTCTAGAGGTTTAAGTAAAGTAGAATAACTTATCATAGTTTTAGTATTATTATTTCCATACCAGAAAGAAGTAAAGTTAATAGTTACAGGACTTATAGTGCTAGAAGTTGTAATAGTGTTGGAGTTAGTTATAAAACTAGAATCAGAGTTTACTAAAGGGGTGAAGGGTATATAAGATGGACTAAAAAGAAAATTAGAGTCAGAGTTATTAGTAGAAGGATTAAAAGAGTGGAAACATATAAACCTAGAATCTGAAGAGGGTATAGTTAAAGAAGTTAAGTTTGTAGGGTTAATAGAACCACCAAAAGAAAGCACACTCAATACAGAATTAGAAAGGGAACTATTAAACATTTTAGATAATTGTTATTTTACAAACAGAGTTTTTACAGACTTTTATATTAGAGCTAATATTTAAAGGACCGAGACAACATATAAACAAATCATTTAATTTAAAAGAAAGATTGTAGTTAGAATAAAGTGGAGACCAAACACCTACAGGCATAATAAGGTTAGTAATAAAAGTATAACCTGTAGGGCAATAAGTATTAGAGTGTAAAGGCATTAAAGGCAGAAATTCAGAGACAGGATAAACATATTTATCATTAGAAAAAACAGTACCAGTAGAATTAGAGTCAATTGGGAACCCAGGAGTAGTTCTTTCTGCTAGAGAGTTATATTTTTTAGTAATAGAATCAATAGTAATAGTATTTTCTTTTGGATAGAAAGCAATAGCTGTGTATTGATCTTCATATAGAACCTTATTTCTATAGTCTAATCTATTAACTAAACCTGTATAAATAGATTTGTCAGAGTAAGTTGAAGAATTTAAATCTTTTAAAGAAAGATAATAAGGTGTAGAACTGTACTGAACAGAAAAGTTTTGTTTTAATAAGAAGTTAAGTTTGTTTAAAAGAAAATCTTGATGAGAAGAGGTAAGGGGGAATTGTATAAACTCTTTTATAAAAGGGTCTAATAAAGTATTAATTATAGGTTTTATAATATATTCAGGTAAAAAATTAGCTATAGGAAGCCATAAATTAATTAGAATACGTAAGAGAAAGCCAGAAGAATAAAAAATAGGTAAACGAAGTAAGCTGTAAACTATAAAGAAATTAAAATAACACTGAGAATAAGTATATATAAGAGAACCTATAGAAGTAGACTTGTCTTCCTCTTTATCAGGGTTAGACCATTCAACACCTTCTGGTAGAAAAGATATAATAAGGTCTTTAGAATAGCTACAGAAAGCTTCTGCTTCTAAAGCAAAAGTATCAAATGCAGAAGGAGTCACTAAATCTGATTTAAAATGGAAACAAGATAAAGGAACAATGTTATAAATAGGCTGTGAAGTTACTTCATTAAATATAGACTGGTTATAGAAAGTTTCTAGCAATTGAACAGTCCAATAAGGTCTGTTATTAAAAGAATAGAGATTTATAAGACTAGCAATAAGAAAATCATCATCAGAATAAGTTGTACTGTTAAGGCGATTTTTACTGTAAAAAGAGATAAGACTTAAAGAAGTAGTAGGGGAGAACTGACAATGCCACCAGAATTTATAAGTACAGATTGTTAAACTAGACGATTCATTAAAGAGAGAATAAAATAGATTGTCTGGTAATTCAGGTAAATTATTGAAAGAAACAAAAAGTCTAGCTGCTTTTTCATGAATAGTAGAGTCATAATCTAATTGTAGATAATAGTTAAAGAGTAAAGAAGCTATAACAGAAGTTTTAAAGGAAGTAGAAAATAAATCAACTTCGCCATTAGTGTAATTTTCACAGCAAAAGCCAGTGGAGTAATCAAAGGAATTACAGGTAATATAACAAAATGCTTTGCATAAGTTTAAGCAGTCTACATAAAAGTTAGATATAAGATTACTAAAATAATTAATATTAGTAAGGTAATGAAGGGCTTTAGAAATAGAGAGACCTAAGAGAGCATTTTCATAAAAAGAGAAATCAGAAGAGGTGTTAGAAGGATCTAAACTAGAAAGACCAGAAGAGATAGGGGGGGAGAAACGGAATCTATTTTCTTGGAAAGTGATTAAAGATTTAGTAGAAGATATCTGGAGTAGTTCTATAAGTTGAGAAACTACAAGTTCTGGTTTATTAAGAGAGCAAGCAAGGATAAGACCCCAAGAAGAGGAAATTAAAGTTTTAGTAGAAGAATTAGAATAAGTGGAAGATAAGATACCTTTATTCTTACTAGGAATAATATGTTTAACGCTCGAGTCGTTATCTACTAAATAACAATAAACTTCTACATTAGGATAATTAGGTAAAGAGTTATCAAAATCTCTAGTAAGAGTAGATTCTGTATTTTTAAGATATAAAGCAGGACTTAATTTAGTGAAGCGAGACTCAGAGTTATTAGTTACAGTAGAGAGGATATAATCGTAGCGAATAGGAGTTCTAAAAGAAGTTTTAGAAGAAGTTAAAGTAGAATGAGAGCATAGAAAAGGCTGAGAAAAAGAAGGAGTTTTAAAGTAAGTAGTATAGCTAGGGTTTAATAAAGACAGTGATATATTTCTAGAGCGTGAATACAGTTCTGAATAGAAAGATGAAGGGAATAATTCAAATATAGAAGTAATAGATGAACCGTTTATCTTAGTAAACCAATTATTATAAGTCATAATTAACTAGGGTATGATACATTAATAGAGGATAATACTATAATCTCATTAATATCTGCTGTAACATCAGAGGAAGGTTCAAGGACTGTACAATCTTGGACGAGAGGTAGAACAGAGAATTTAATAAGACTTATGGGTAAAGGTTGGTTAATATCAAGAGAGTTAACGGAGGAGTAGAGAGCTTCAGATATTTGACTATTAAGGGAGGAGATATTATAATCAGAGCTATAAGGTGTAACTTTAATAGAGATAGAAACTGATTTAACGGTAGCGTTATTAACGGAAACAATAATACCAGCAGGAATATAAGGTTCAAGATAGGAAGTAAGAGAATCAACTTCTATAGAAGAGTAAGAATTAAGAAAATTAACCCATACTTCTACGATACCGGGTATTCTAGTTTTAACATAACTTCTAGTTACGCCAGTATATGCTTGGAGTACACTTTTTAGAGTAGAAATAGAGTAAGGATGATTATTAGAGTATAAATAATAAAAGTAGCGGGCGCGGAGGGAAAAATCTGATTCTTCATCACTACCTCCGAAAAACCCTTCAGAGAAAGAAGTTTTAGAACTAGCTTTACCTACAAAAAAACGTATAGTAGGCTCAGTAGATATTAACTCCGAGTTAAACAAGGGGGTTCCAGCACTAAGGTTGTAAGAAGAACCAGGTACAAATGAAGCAACGTTAACTAAAGTATTCTGCTCTGGATTAGTAGAAGTTGAAACAGCTGATAATGTATAAAATTGAGAACCTGAATTAGTATCTGTTAACACAGTACCCTGCTGTACTAAAATAGATTTAGAAGTAGGTAATATAGTCACAACACCTTCTGAATAAGAAGGAGAAGTGCGGGTAACCAAATAAGAAGTAAGGGAATCAAGGTCGGAGCCAGAAGCTGTAAGGGGAGAATAAGAAGTAATAAGGGAAGCTAAGCGGAGTTCAAGGTTTTGGATAACAGCGGAGTTAGCTCTAGCAAGAGTATAGAGAGGGGAAGATGGATTAGGATCTAAAGAAAGGGGGCTGGAAGTAGATCTTATAGTAGAAAGATATTCATCAAGGATAGATTGAAAGTTTCTAGGAGAGAACATAATAACTAATTAAATATTAATAGATAAAGAATCTGAGCCTACTCTAAAAGAGACAGAAGTTTCGCTTATAGAATTACCATAAACTTTAACAGAGTTAATTCTAGATTCGTACTGAAGACTTTCAATAATAGAATTATAAAAATCAGTAGAGTTTATTTCTTCCTCTGGAAGAGAAACGTAATCCTGTAAATCTGAACCATAAGTTTCGTCTATTAAAGTTAGTTTAAGTGGTACGTCTCCTAGTAAAGGATTAGAATCTTCAAACTCTGGTTCTAAAATATAACGAGAATATGCGTTTATATGAGTAGATAACCTGCATTTAACTTCTTTAGAAATAACATCTAAACTAAAGAGCCAGTTAGTAGATAAATCTCCATCAATAAATTGAAGGCCTTTAAGCTGAAAGTATTGTTGCATAATCAAAGAGAAATAGGTAAAGAGGAATCTTGTTCAAAACCAAAACGAAATGTACTAATAGATTTATCAATAGACCAAGATCTATCAGTTACGTTAACTAAGCCTTTATTAAAAGGTTCATAGAGACCTAATACTAACCTATAATTTCCCTTGTCCCACAATCCTGAAGAATTAAATGATATAGTAGAGTAGTTAAATAGGTCATTACCAACTAATAAGAGAACTGAATCTTTTATGAGTGACCAACCTAAAAAACCTTGTTTATGGTATTTAGGGAGAGAGAGGTTAACAAAAAGGGAACCGAGGGGGGTGTTAGGGGAGATAATTTTATAAGAGAGAGGAGGGGGTGTAAAGAGTTTATTAACAGAAGCGTAAGAATTAACAGAAATATTAGAGAGATCCCCCGAGATAAGAGTTGCTGTATTTTTAGAAGAAATATATAAAGAGCAAGTAGAAGCTGTAATTATTTGACCAACGATGGGGATTGATTCTGTGAGGGGTTGTAAAGTAATTGTTTGTTGCGTAAAGTCTATAGATTCTATTACAAAATCAACTTCTGTATTTTTTACAGATTGAGAGTAATAAGAAGATGCTGGTTTAAGATTTAGCATATTAGTAAATTAATAGACAGTACGTTGAGTTTGGGGATTAGGGCTAGTAGTAGAGGGGTATGTAGGAAGAGTAGGGGAAGGGGGAGCAGTTTCTTTAGTAGGGGGTGGGTCTACTTTAGGTTTCTTTTTAGAACTGCCTTTAAACATTTCCCCTAATTTTTTTAGAGCCCATTTCTGGGCATTATTAGCTATTCTCAATCCTTCTTTTTTTAGTTCTTCTTCTACTATAGCTTGTACCTGTTCTTGACTTAGAAGGTCAACATCATCTTCTAGTAATCTGTTTTCTATTTTTTTTAATAGAGGACTTTCAGCTGTTTTAGAGTTACTAGCTACTGAGCCAGTAGGAGTAGGACTATTAGTATTAATATTATAAGAACTCATAGGATTAAAATTAAGAATTAGCGGCAGATTGAACTTGATTAGAGGAAGAAGTAGTAGGAATACCAGCGGCTTTTACAGGGTCTGGATTAAGAATAGTATTAGTGTCTAAGTCCATAATAGGGCGAGCGGAACCCCCCATGCCTATTTGAACTATGCTACCTTGGATTCTAGTAATAGAACTTGAAGCTAAAGACAATTCTCCTTGAGAAGATATATAAAAACTATTTTGAGCATATAAATTAGTATCTGTTTTACTTTTTATAGATACGTCTTCTTTTGTTTGTACTTGGTAGCTATTAGCTATTAAATAAGAATCTTTATCTGCTTCATTATAGATAATACCTTTTGTTCTAAGAATACTATTAGTTGAGCACTGAGTATTAATCTGGCCTGCTAATATATCATAATTTTGGTCTACTTGGACTTTGAGAGAGCCTGTTTGTTGAAGAGTCTTTTCTTTAGTAGAACTATAATAATTAACATTTCCTATGTAAAAAGAGCCTGAAGATTGGTTTATATAGTTACTATTTTGATTTACATATAAATCCGTAGAACGTTGCCAATTAAACTTAGAAGAGACCTTAAATGTATTAGTAATAGAGTTAAAACAATTACCTACAACAGAAAAATTATCGGAGACATTAAGATTAAGAGGGGAAATAGTTTCAAAACAGTGAGAAGATATAAAGCGGAAGTTATAAGCTTGATTATGAGAAGTAGAGTTACACTTATTAAAAGAGAAGCCTGTAGCTGAGATATCCTGAACAACCCGTTGCCAAACGTTTATTTGACCTTGGTTAAAGTCGAGTTCTTCTTTATAATCATCTAAAGCTTTAATAGTTTTTTGGTCTTGATTAGTAAAATTCTTTAGCCATGCTTGTAAGTATTTAAACTCGCCTTTAAAATGTTGGTCTCTGTTATTAACTGCTAAACTAAGAATATAATTAGAGAGCATTTCATTACGACGCAATAACTCTTCGTTTATCTTTTCTCTGTTAGAAGAAATATTAGAGCTTTTATTAATATTAGATTCTTTACTTTTGTTATATATAGAGTTTAATGGATTAGAGGAGTTAGAAGCAGAGGATAGTTTATCTATAATTTTAGTAAGATTATTATTACGTTCTAAAGAAGAGGGGGTTTTATTAGAAATAGAGTTAATAGTAATAGGAATAGCTAAGCTGTGGTCAGGTAAGGTTTTTAAAAAAGAATTAGAGATAAAATCTTGAGTTACAGAAACCGGTACAGCAGCTATAAAAAATGTGCCTGGTGTAGAGCATTTAACAGAGAATTTCAGGTTATTAGGAGATAGAGAATTTAAGGTAACGTAGTTATTCTGAGGTAGATTTTGATAGACAACTACAAGACGAAAAGATGTTCTAAAAGAGTTAGTAACATTAATGATAGTTTCTCCTAAGTTAACAGGGTTTTCAGCAGTTAAGATAACACGTGATAAAGGGGTGTTAGAAGTAGAGTTAATAGGTACAGTTTGAGGGGGCTGAAATACTTTTACCATAAAAATTATATAAAAGAAGTAAGACGATAATCAAGAGATTGGTTAGAAAAATTAGTAAAAGAAAGCCAAGACACTATGTCTAACTCTATTTCTTGTAGTATTGGCTCTAAGTCAATACGAGTATTAAAGATATTTAGTATAGAAAAAGAATCATAAGCTAAAGATAAGTAAGAAGATATAGTAGTAGATACTTCTAAATACTTATCAGATTGTTTAAGTTGTGTAAGAGGTAAAGAAAATATAGATTCAGGGAGACTAGAGATGTAGAGAGAGACGCGAAGGTAGGCTTCACAGGAAAGGCAATGAAAGAGAAGATTAAAACCTGAAGGTGGGAGGAGAGAAAAAAGGGAAGAAGAGAAAGAGATTAGGGGTTTTTGAAGGAATTTAGGAAGGAGAGGGATTAAACAATTAAAGAGTTCTGGGTGATACTCGTGGAGTAGTAAACGGAGTAACAGGTTAGAGTATGATTTTTCTGTAATAGAGAACCGACGGGAGTTTACTAATAGATAATAGAACTCATCAGAAGGAGTCAGAGAGAATATAGAGGGGACGTAAGAAGAAATAGAAGAGATAGTATCTAAAGTTAGCCCGGCGGCCGCTAAAATCTCATTTAACCTAGAATCAGGTAATTTATTATAAGAACTTCCAGTTAAAGTCCATATAAACTTTAAAACGTTTTCTAAAGCTTCAGCTAGTGATGTAGCCTGAGAAACATATTTAAAATAAAAAGCTATAGAGCCTAACTCCCCCCAATATTTCTCTGGAATAACTAACGCTGTTATATCAGGAGGTGTGTAAGGCCACATAGAATCAAACGTTCTTGTGGACCACACAACTTTTGCTTTTTCTGTTAACTCGCTGTTATTAGAATTAGTAAATTGTGTGTTATACAAGCTTATATCAATAGCTTTATGTAGATAATAATCTCTAAAATGTAAAAGAGTTTTATCAGGTTGGGAGTCAAAGCTAGAGAGGTAAGAGTTAGAGACATCAAGGATGTTTTTGGTTTTTTTAATTAATTCAATAGATCGCCATTGTTCTGTTTTAGATCGTTCTATGGTTTCATAACCTATTTTTTGAGATAAAGGAGATAAAGGTAACCCCGCTTTATATTTCAGCATCAGATATATCTGCTCCTATAACATAGTTAAAATGTAATCTCTGTACATTCTCTTTTAAAGCTCTATACTGGAATCCTATATCTTTTATATCTATTTCATTGTGCATTTTTATAAGCTCTATATAAAAAGATAAAACATCTAAGTCTTTAATAGATTTACATAGAGGACTTAAAGAGTTATCAATAGATGATAGCCAATCTAAAAGGTAAAAAGGGTTTTGGAGAAATAAAGTAAGGTTAAAAGTAGGGAAGTCTAGATAATCCTCTATAAGTTTAGACAATTCTAGTTCAGAGTCAACGTTAATAATAGAGTATAAGAATTCCTTATCTAAATGTTTATTATAACTAGTAACTGTATCTAAAGGTGATTGTACAAAGAAATAATAGATAGCAGTAAGAGGTGTTAAGAATATAGAAGTAGGGAGGGTGTATAAGAGTAGTTGTATTAAAAAAAGAAAAGAAGAAGTAGAAGTAAGACGAATAACAGAAGAGATAATGTAATCAGGAAAGGGGATAGAGAAGAGAGCTAATTGGTTTAATAAAGGTTCAGAGGAATCGAGGAATACAGGTTGTGGGGAGACGCGGTTAGTAAAAGCTTTAAGCATTTATTTAGGTGGAGTTTTAGTTTCTGGAACGAGAGGGATATTAACAGAAATATCAGAGGGGGAGCCATCAGATTTAGGGATAATAACATCAACGCTATTACTACCAGGATTGTCTTTATACTGAAAGTCCTGTAAACAAGAATCTTTAATAGCAGCAATAGTTTGTCGTTGTTCTTCTGCTTTTTCTTGTTCGCGTTTACGTTCAGTGTCTTTTTTATAGAATATATCATCTACTAGATAGTCAGTTACTTCTTTCCAAATAATACGAGCAGAAGGTTGTAGAGGAGCGGGGAGTTGGTTAAATAGACGTTCTGGAAGGCCAGTAATAGTATTTCTAAGTCTTTCTTTATCTACATAGAGTCCTTTTTCAGGGCCTGTAGCAGTAATAGTAAAGGGGCCCACATCAAATATACGAACATCACCTTCACGCCGGTAACTTGCTTGTAAAAAATCAGGTAACGATTCATTAAGTTCTGATATACCTCTGTTTATACCCTTATCTAAAAATAAATCTCCTACTCTACCAAAATTAAACTTAGCTCCTTGCATTTGTAGAACTAAAGTACCCCTATTATTTAGGAGTACTACATCATCCCTTACTTTGTATTCTTTTATTTCATCTTCTTTTAAATCCTGTTTTCTTATAGTAAAAGTACCTATGGATAAGCCTAATTCACTAGCAGAAGTTTGAAGGTAATCTGGGAGAATTTTATTTAATTCTCCTACAGCTGAATCTATGTATGGGTTAAAGGCTTCCCCATCTACTTCTACATAATCCTCTGAGCCATCTAATTTTTCTCCTATGTAGTATCTTACAGCTCCTATTTTAAAACTCTTTACAACAAAGTCTCCTTTTTCATTTTTTTGTAAGTCAATATCTACTTGAAGAAATCCTGGTAAACCCTTGTTTAACTCATCTAATATTAAACGACTTCCTTTTTCTATTATTTCATCTAATAATTTTTGCTGTAAACTTCTTGTTTTCTTTTTAGTTTCTTCCGCAGTTTTCTGTATACAATCTTCTACTTCTTTTAACCTATCTAATTGCTCTATAATATTATTTACTTCTGCTTCTGTGTAATTCTTTTGTAATTTTTCAAAAAAGTCTTCATTGGTAATAGGATTGGTTACAAATTCTAGTCCATCAGCAGTAGTTTTTATATCAGAGACAGAACTAAACTTTCTTTTAACATCATTATTTTTGTCTAAATCACTAAGTTTCTTTATGGCTATAGCAACATGATTTTCATTGTTTCTATTTATTATGTTTATAGATTCTTCAGAAGATATAATACTACGATTAGTTTTACTAATTCTATTTCCATGGAGATCTGTATATTCAGTAACTCTAGTTCCAAGCTTAGATAAGTTATAAGTTGTTGTTGGTACTGTTGTTGGTAGAGTACTACCAAAGGAGTTGGAAGAAGAAACAGAATCCAAAGTTCCTGAAGTTCCCGAAGTTCCCAATGAAACTGTATCAGCAAAACCTAGACGATCTGAGAATTCTTGAACAGAGGGGTTAGAAGTAGGGTTATTATTATATAAATCAGAAGGAAAAGGAGTACCAAATTCTTGTACTTTAGAAGAACTTGAAGAACCTTCAGTTAATTTACCTTCTAAATAATAATTAAAATGAGGCTGTATATTAGCACTTAAAGATTCTGTTACGGGATTACTCATATCTAAAGGAAATTCCGTAGACAATCTTTTGTAATCACTTCCATATATTTCTAGTAACTCCTCTTCTGTTAGAACTTGAATAGGTTCTTTAGATATAAATGGAGTAGTAGTAGTAGATCTAACAATATTAAAATCAACTAAGTTACTAGTCTCTAAAGCGACTAACTGACCGGCTTTTAAAAAATTAGTATCTGAATCAGATCTTATATCGTTAGCATATACTGTTTTTCTAATAGTTGGGTGGTTTATAAATACATAATAACGTCTTAGTAATTCATCTAGAGTCCTAACTCTAGTTACCCTTCCATAGTAGGTATCTACTGTTTTTGACTTTAATTTGTAATGGTTAATAGAATCTTGTAATCCTGGCATAGTTTAAAAAGGAGATATGAGAGCTAATTCTGAATAAAACCCAGGTTTACCGTCATTAAATCTATGGTTTATAGCTTCTATACGCCATATAGTTGTTGGTTCTTGTGCAAATGTTACGTTATTTATATTATTTGTTTGTTCTTCAGTAGGTGAGGTTGAAGAATTAGTATTAACACTTGTAGTAGTAGAAGAACCTGTACCTGGTGAGATTTCACAAAGAAAATTAGGGTCAACCAAAGATTGAGTGGACTCTGTTTTTGTAACAGTAAAATTAGTAGCATCCATAATTTTTTTTATTTCATCAACTTTGGTAGACTCTGCTAGATCTACTTTTAAGTCATCATCAGTAGAATTATTAGTTAAAGGAGCTCTAGTAGAGAGTTTTTCAGATAAAAATTCACTTAATGATTTAAAAGAAGAGTAGTAATCTTTATATTTTTTTCTATCTTGATAGCACTGTTCTAGTATTTCACTATGTTTTAAAGTAAATATAGTTTCTTTTTTTGTTTTATCAGCGGGAGACATAGTTTTACTATAATTACAACTAGATGTAACGACTTGTATAACTTCAGATGGAGAAAGTGAAGGGTCTCCAACCAAATGTATAGAGCAAGCTCTAACTTCCTTTGACACTCTTTTAGCGTAGTGTAAGCCAACAGCAATGTAATCTATAGCATTAGAAACAGAATCATCATAGATAGTAAAATAGCTGCAAGGGTAAGAACGGTTTTGTAATCTAGGAATAACAGATTTAAGAGAGAAAGAAAATTGAGTTGAGTCACTAGTAGGATTAGCATCTAATTTTTTGATATAAATGTTAGATCTAGTAGATAACAAAGTTTGTTCTTCTCTGTAAACAATTACTTTTTGGCAGGGATGTATTATTTCAGTTTCTTGTCCCTTTCCTTTGTCATCATATAATTGACTAAACCCTGGGGGTGTAATTCTATTATAATAAGTACGATAGAATCTTTTTTGATCTTCTAGACCTGTATCGTCATTTAACCTAGGAATATAATAAAAATCTCCTGTAACATGATGACAGAATACTTCAGTATGAAGAGATTCTTGTAAGGAAAGATGTTTTATATATTCTATAGCTACTCGTTCTACTAAAGTAGGAGGCCTAGATTTCTCAAATTCACTATCATTGTATGCAGCTCTAGTACTTATAATATTAAAACGAGGAAAGTAGTTTAGTTCTTTATTTTCATTAGTAGTTTTAGTAAGAATATTCTCTGGTTTATCTAAAGTATAAAAATAATTTGAGGTATACACTGTACCACCAGATTCTACAGTGCTTGTATTACCTATAATACCGTCTAATATTCTGTAACCGCAATTAGCAATACCACATTTATTAAAAGAATAGTCACCAACAGCTTTTCTAGAGATTGCTAAAATAAGATTTTCTCTAGAAAAATTAGTTTGCTCTGTAGCTATAGCACGTACTCCTGCACTAAAATCACTACTTAACTCACTTGGGTTAAATGAAGAATAACTGTCTGTAAGGTATTTTAATCTATCACGGCATTCAATAGTGACTGATAAACCTTCAGTAGAGCTAGATACTTCAGTTACGATATCAATGCAACCGACAAAAACGCGTAGTAAACGTTTACCTAAAAAATCGCTAGTAATTTCCTGTCCTATATAATCTATATATCCTAAGTAAACACAAATTTCATCACCTATACCTAAGGGATAAAGAACTCTGCTGTTTTCTAATTGGTTTATACCAATTTTACCGTTTCTAATATCGTCTGGTTTATTATTAATAGCATCATCAACTCCTTTATCAATTTCTACTTTTTTAGCTTTATTCTTTATATCTAAACTACTATCTATAGGTCTAAAAGGTTCTACAGAAGTTAAAGGTGGTGTAATCATAGCTGGGTCTGGGAGGTTACAGACACATTTAATAAGGCAAGTAGAGGAAGTCCACATGCGAGTGACATTAACGCGGGATCTAATAACAACCCAATAGCTAGAGGTAGTAGGTATATTGCATAGCATTATATTCCCCAACAAATCTGTTACTACACAAACAGGTACTTGTCCATCTTGTTGTTGATGACAGAGATCGCCAAGGGAGGGTTTAGAGGGATCTGGGGGGAATTGCGGTTGTACGTTTAACATAAAAGGAGATATTAAAGAATAAAGGAGGGGAAAAACCCTCCTTTTACAAGAATACTAGTTTTAAGAAGAAATTAAGAAAACAGGTAATTATTATTTACTGTAACAGGAGTTACAGCACTAAAACCTGCTAAAGCTGTATCATTACGTCCAGTAACAGTGCCTCTATTAGTGAGTAGATTTCCACCAGCAGTAAATCGTATACTTTCACAAAGTCCTTCTAATCTAACTGCCACTACGTTTCTACCAGCCATAGCACCAAGAGTAACAGAATCTATTTTAGCAAAAAGTAACTGATATTTACCCTTAGCCATACGTTCATCTGAGGATGTTGATGGTTGTGAAACTGTACCTGTATTTCCGCCAGGGGGGTTAAAGTAAACACCTTGTTTTTCTAATTCAGGAGCATTCATTTCTACGGTAATGACAAATCTAGGAGTAGGATCAGCTTTAAACTCAGCGCCGACTCTTTCAAAACCAAAGCAATCTTGCAGAAGTCTAATATCTAATAACCCACGTTCTAGTACCCAACCGTATTGAAATTCACCATCTAGTAGACGAGGAGTTTTACGACCAAAAGGCATATAAGCTTCTGTAGCGTTCCTCATGGTTTTCTGGAATGAGGTAAAACCTCCTACCATAACAGGAGTTCCATTAGCCATATCATTCATATATACATTTAGATGAAACCCTTGGATAGGGTCTAAGGTAGCGTTATTAACGGCTACTCTACTTTTAAGGTCTTTATTAGTAGTCATATTAAGTTATGAAGTTTATAGAGAAGTTTGTAGAGAAAAGTCTTCAGTGATATCCATAATAGTAGAAACAAACAAACGGTCAGCGGGGAAAGAAGGAGTAAATCTGATACGAATATTAAGACGACCTTCTAATTGATCTCTAACAGTGTTGTTAGCTTCGGAGCAGATAGTAGGGTCTAGGTTAGTAAACCAACCATCTCGTAATTTAGAGAACAAGTAAGTATCACAAGCAGAAGAAACTTCAGATCTTAACTCTGGAGTATTAGGTCTAGAACGAACCCATTGCAGAGCTAAGTATAAATCTGTTTTTACTTGGTCTAGAGTTCTTACAACTGAGCGATATCGTTTAGCTACGTTGCGGCTGGTAGTTAAACCGTTACAGAAACGGAAGCCACCCATATTAGAGTCAAACATAAGAACTTCGACACCAGCGGAAGACATTCTATCTAAATAAGAAGGGCTAGACTGGGTATCAACAGAGTTAACTCCTTGAACTAAGTTATTAGAGAAGGAGGCGGCGGGGGAGAGATTAGGAGATCTAGAAAGGTCATATCCAACATAAGAGCCAGAGGAGCCTACGCTAGAAACTAGAGTTCCGGTAGCGCTACGCATAATCTGAGTACCTGCTAACAAGACAATACGTTCACTATTTATTTCATCAGCGAGGAATCGGGCGCGTTCAGGAGTTATGCCAGGGGATAATTCAAAAACAGCAGTACGAAGACCGCTCTCAGCTGTACAGGTCTCTGTACTTAATTTAGCTACATTAAAAACTTCTTGGAAATCAGGGTCTCCATAAACGATACCAGGTAGAACTAGACAGTTAATATTTAAAGCATCTAATTGTTTAATAGCTTTAATCATTCCAGTAGCTAAGGACTTTTTATCAGGATTAGCTAAACTAGTTTCGGAACCATTTTTAAGATAAAAAGAAGAAAATACTGAATAACCTTGAGCTGAGAATGAAGTATCTCCGTTACCAAAACTTTTACTGTATTTTTCTAGAGGAGGAGCAAGACGTTGAACAGGTAAGGAAAATAGTCTGTTAGTTGAATCTATAGTAATATTTGACCTTAAAGCCTTTATAACAGGCATAAAAAAGGCTTGAACTAAACTAGTAGAAGAAAAGGCTAAGCTACGTCCAGTAGTAAAATCTATATTATTACTATCAACATACATCTGATTAGATGAGTCACTAGAAATAGAATTTAAGTTAGTGTCTTTAACAATTATTTGGAAAGAAGCATACTTTGATTGAGAAGACTGTTTAGTAATAGAGCAATTAATAGAGTTACCGTGGACACCAGGAGTTAAAGCTTGTATTCTCCACAATAATTCTCCATCTACAGAATATAAATCCCTGTAGGCGTAAGTTGCACCGTTGTAACCTCCTTTAAAGTAGCCAGAAATAGTATTAGAAACCCAATTGAATCCTTTTATGGTAAAATCATTAGCAGTTCCTACTTGATAGCGTTGCAAGGTAATTCTAATTCTATTAGCTTGTTCTCCGCTGTAAGAACTTGTTAAGGATATTGTAGGAGTAGAAATAACTGTTGAGTTTAGTGTTAAAAAATCTTCTATATTTGTGTTAGATATAAGAGCTGAAGCAATAGAATCTGATTTAATAGCCAGATCTAGGGTATTAAAAACAGAACCTAAGTCTTGCCCAGCTGTAAAAGCCCCAGATCCCTCAGTAGTAGAACCTGCTAATAGAGAAGTTTTAGCAAAAGGAATAGCAAAAGAACCGTGTTCTGTGAGAGCTAACTGAGTAGAAGACTCTTCGCCTAACCAATACTTTATCCCAAAACTTTCTATTGATAGAGGAAAAGCATCATCACTAGGTTCATAACTAGGCTTTTTGAAATAACCAAAAGAAAAATAGCGGCCGCCACTGTATTCAGATAATAAGAAAACTCCGTCTAAGGCAACGTTAGAAAACCCATCATTATAGAGTTGAGGTATTTTGTATTCGTCATTAGCAACAGAACCACTGAGGCTATCAAATCTATAGCCCATAATATAATGAGCAGTTTTAGGAATAGCTATTTGATAGTTCTCAGTATAAGGATAACCTTGTAAAGACGAGTTTGGTCTTACATAAATGTATACTCCATTTTCAGCAGCTACAGAAAGTGTTTCGTTTACTGTAATAGTAATTTCGTCTATATTAGTAGTTTCAGTAGGTACGGTAACACCACCTGTAGGAGTGTACTTAACATTATTTATTATAAAATAAACGCTATTTCTTTGATTAGCGTTTCCTATAATACCTGCTAACTCATCTCTATTATAAACACCTCTAATAGTAATTGTCTTATTAGTAGTATCAGAAGCAATTACAGAAGGGATAAAATAAACAGGAGTAGAATTAGCTACAAAAGGTAAATCAGTAGCAAACTGAAAAGTAGTAGCTGTACCTATAGTAGCATTTAAATAATCAATAGAATTAATACTTTCAGAGTATAGTTCATTAAAAGAAACAGGGTCTTGGTTATCTATTTCAACAGAAGTAGTATTAATAAAAGAAACAGTAGAACTATAATTAGCAGGATCAGAGGATTGAGAATATTCCTTTTCTCCTATAACCAATTTCATATTCTTTAAACGATCAACATGACTTGCAGCAGGAGCATTACCTAAAGGAGGATAGTTACCATTTGTATCACTATCCGATTTAACATCTTGCATTCTAGAGACAACTAATTGTTTTTTATTAGAACTATTAGTTAACGCTACACCTCTTACAGCAAAGGGATGCAGTCTAGACGTTTTGATTAACAAAGCGTCGTGAGTAGGAGAATAGCTGTAAGGTTCTGAACATATAATTAAATCAGAAGTATCTGACTCATCTAAAACCTCAGTGCCCGTGGCATTAATGTTTATCAAACAGTAACCAGGAATCAAAAACTTCTTTAAAGTAGAATAATTATTAGCTGTTTTATTAATAAGAGCAATAAAATAACCTTCAACAGGAAGTAGTACGCTTTGGATTTCTAAAGTTAGAGATGAAAGAGGAGTTCCAGAGCTTTGGGAATGAAGTAGACGTTCAGAATTAGTTAGATTAGGGCTACCCTGAACAGATTTAGTAACGAAGAAGTTATAGCGGCCGGCTACATTATTGTTGAGAGTAAGATAGTCAGTAAAAGTTTTTACAGGAGCATAAATAGGGTTAGTAATGATAGCATCGCCTATATAATTTAGGTCTACCTTCAAACCAATAGTTCTGTTACCAGAATCAGGGGGAGTTAAATCATTACCACTTAAAACCCTACCGATTTTAGGAGCAATATTATCATTACCACTAGTAGAAGATAAAGAAATAGAAGCAGGGTTTGAACTAGCAGAAGCGCGGCATACAGTAAAGTTACTTAAACCATTAGTAAATGCTTGTTGAGCAAATAAACTTCCAGGGCTAGAATCTAAGCCATAAACACTAGCAAAAGTTTTTATATCAGTTATATCGGTAGGAATATCAGGTCCTCTATTAAAGATACTTACGATTCCTACTTTATCTCTCCAAGATTTAATAATAGGAGTTGGACCTACTATACTGTCAATAAATGTAATATTTGGTCTAGTCATAATAAAAAATTAATATAAATAATTAGAAAGTTCCACCATCTATGTTAAAGTTATCTTCTATAACTTTTATTTCTTTAGTAATATTTTGCACAACAGGTTTAGTTTTACTAGGTAAAGATAAAGTGTCTATATCGACACTTCCCTGTAAATTTAGATTAAAAGTAGATGAGTCTTTTTGTTGAAGAGCTTCTGTAGTAAGATTAATCTCATTAATATTAGGGAAAAGAAAAGTATCTTCTGGGAAGGGTTCATATACATCATAACTTACTACACAGTATGAAGTATGAAAAATTAGATTTTTAGATTCCCTTATCCAATTAGACGTTGGGTAATCTACAGAAGTAATATGAGGGTTACGAAGAGCAAAGGGTCGTATATATATTAAAGAACGAATAACTTTAGTTAATAAAGACATCCAAGAGCGGAGTATACGTTCACCAGGTAGAGTAGTAATAGAAATAAGTGAATTAGAAGAACCTAATTTAGATTCTTTAGTAGTAGGTTGTTCAGTAGTGTGGATGAATTTAGGAGGATTAAGTTTAGTAGTTTGAGGTATAACGTAATCTTCAGGAACTAATGAAGGAGTGCGCTCTTCTAACAATTGAGCTAAAGTGCGGGTATTAGGGGAGAGATTGCGGTCTTTGTATTGAAAGGAGTCCGCGCGGCTAATAGTTAATGGATAAAAATTAGGATAATTACTATCAAGGTTTACTATATCCGCCGCTATTTCTACCGGAAGATTATAAGAAGCATCTTGATAGAATAACTGAACTACAAAATTAAAAGTATTTTTAACTGCATAAGAGTTAGAATTAGGTCTACCTAAATATTTATCATCGTACACAACAGATTTATGACTAAGTCTAGTGCTAAGTTGAGCCGAGGTTTGGTCATAATTATCGTGGAAAGGATAAACAGCAAGAGTAAGACCTGGTTCTACAAGTTCTACCCCACCGAAGTCCCTAGCACTTGTGATACGTATTGGGTCAATCGGAGTAGATTCTCCTAAGATTACCGGGTAATATATTTCACTATTTTGTATATCTGGATGCTGTAAAATAGCACATAATAAAGCATTAACTGCTTGATCATGTGTAGGAAATATATTATCTAAGGGAATCTGCTGGGCCATATAGAGGGATTATTAAGCTGGTTTACTTGGTCTTCTATATTTTGTAGTATAGGACTTCTTCTAGGAGTAGAGGAAATAAGTGGAGGTTGAGTATAAGAAGAATTAGTAAGGAGAGCACCTCCCGGAATAGTCTTGGCAAATACTCTAATAGATTTAGGATTATTACTGTAAGAACTTTGTGCACTCATAAGGTCTCCTGTGGCTATTTCTAGGTCTTCTGGTATCTCTAAAATATCTAATATTACATAAGTATTAAATCTAGATATAGTCCACGCTACTAGCTCTATAGCAGCCTCTGGTACAGCAAAATCTGTAGGGTCATTTTTAATGATAGCCGCCGACATACCTGAATAATTACGAGTAATAGTAATCTCTTTTAAGATAGCCGCCGCTGCTTGTGAATGCCTAGAATTGTCTAACTCTAATTGTTTACTATTACTAGTAATTCTATTAAACTCTATTTCTGTAAAATCAGTAGTAGGATCTATCTCAGTAGGAGACCAGAACTGCACTCTAATTTTTATTTTAGAAGTCCCTACAGGAGTAGTTCCTCCAGTTACCCATTTAGCTTTATTTCTAATATACAATACAACTGGTTGCCCAGCATTATCATCTGTAGTGTTAATAGTACTAGCTTTATTATTCTTTAAAAGGATAACTAAACCATTAACACTGTTAGTAGTTAAAGAATTAATGTAAGTACCCCATTTAAAAGGGCTTGTGTTAGTAGATATGCCGTTATCTTTAAGGTCTACTTTTAAGTTTAAGGAATAGGCTAATACACCTGGCATATTAGTCCTAGGGTAAAAGCTTAGTAAGTGTACTTGGGAGTAAAACTGATTTGCAAAACCTGAAAGTTGAGGCGCGGCTACTAACCCCTCATTTTCGTAGCGTACGCTTATGCTATTAATAGAATCTGCAAAATCAGAAACTATTTGTGCAGCAGTTACTACTGTACCCGCAGCATAGGTTTTAGAAATAATCCAAGTATTTAAAAGGTGGGAAGCGTACCAACTACATTCTAAAGTTTGAGAAGCAGATAGAGTAATAGAACTAGAATTAAAGATAAAGCCGGAGTCAAAAGTTTCTTCAGATTCAGAAGAAGTAGATTGACTAGCAGACATCTCGTAGGTAGTACAGATTCTGTCTAAGTCTTTAAGAGCTTGGTCTTCGAGAACTTTAGCATGTTCTGCTTGTTCAGGGACTTGAGCTAGTTGTCCTATTAAAACAGAAGCGGTTAAAGAAGCAGAAACTCTGCGGATACCATCAGAGAAAAGAGTTTGATTGAGCTGACCAGAAGAATTAGGTCTATCAGGGTCAGCAAACATAACTTCGCGGACATGACCTAATCCTTGAAAAAGGAAAGTATTATCTTTTCTTTTAGCAGCGGCTAAGATAAGCGCGATGCGAGGGTCTGCTTCGTTAGTAATTATTTTAAATATTTCTAGAGCAGTTCGCCGGCGCAGTAGAACTGACGCACGGCGAACCATTTCAACCATTTTAAATAAAGGCAATCTAGTTATAATTTGCTCTTCCGTTAAGTTTTCAGCTTGTTCTTCTGTAGTAGAAGGGTCTATACCGCCTGATTGAGGGTAACTAAATCTATCTCTGAAATTTAACGTAACAGCCATATTATACCTCTGGAGTTAGAATACGTTTACATTCATTAACAACTGAAGTAAGAGAAGAAAACTTAGATTGAATAAAGTTAACGTAATCTACGGGTATAGGGTCTAATTGACCCAAAGATTTAACATGGGTAACTAAGTTTTTCCAGTTATAACCTTCAGGTAAAGCAGATTTTAATCTATCTTCAAAAGGGTTGTCTGTTAATTGGTGAAAAAACTCCGGGTTTTCATCATAAAAAGGAAGTTCTTCTTTTACAGGATTGAAGTTTGGAGTAGAGTAGATATCTTCTCCAGAAGGTGTAATTATAGATTCAATAAGAGAGTCACTAACAGAAGAAGAGACTTCAGAATCATCATAAGAAACTATAACAAAAGAAGAAGCATAAGGAGAGTTTTGCATAGATTGAGTATCTACATCAGAAAGATGAACAACATCACCACATTCTATCAGTTTAGATACCCCGTTGACTATAAGTCTTTCAGGTTTTACAGCAATAACAAAGTAACTCATTTACTTAAAAAAACTAAGGGTTTTTGTTTTGGTTAACTACTACTAATTCTCCGGAAGCCAAAGTAGGAGTAGCTCCGCTGTAAGTTAATACCAAAGTAGCTAAATGTAAAGAAGCACAATCACGAATTAAAGATAAAGAATTAGAGTTAGTGTAAGGAGGGTAAACACCACTAACATAAACAAGTTGTTCTGCTTCATTAACTTTAAAGTTCCCGGCGGCTAACTTAGAAGAGGTTTGATTACCCCAACCACGATTGTTACCTTTTTGAGAAGGAACAATAGGATTCTCAAAAATAGGATCGGCTAAAGACCAAGCACCGCTAACTCTTTTATAGAATTTAGAAGTTTGTAAATACTCATCCATGTCAAAACACTCAATTGCCCAATCATCATTAGCAACTGCATCCCCATTTAATAAAGTCGTTGGTGCAGAACTTCCTTTTATATAGGGTAAAACTCGTCTTGAAGGATTAGCAATTATGTAATAGTAATAAGTACCAGCAGAAGTAACAGTAGAACCACCAGAGTGTAAAGTGGTAGTAGGAGTAATAGTTAAAGTAACAGAGGAGCTTAGAGTAGCTAACTGACTATCTAAATAAGCTGAACCCACAGCTATTGTTACTGTACTAGCTACAGAAGTAGCAGAACTAGCAGCTGCAATAGTAGCAGAAGGTGTTAGACCAGAATAAACAGAAGAATAAGGATAATAGGAAAGACCGACACCTCTAGATTCAGGATATAAGTCTTTTAGAAAACGAAAGCCAGGTGCTACCTGTTGTGGAATTGGAGTTGAACTAGCCATAATTTATTTAAATCAATATTTATATAAAGTTTTATAGATACTTTACTACAGGCCTTAAGCCTATAGTAAGTACAACTAGAAAGTACCGTAAGCCAAGTTAGATTGGATAATGAACTTATTAGATAGCTCACCTTCGTCACAAACATCCAGAATAGAAATCCAGTGAGGATAAATAACAACAGGTAGGAAAGCATCACCCATTTGCATAACGCGTCCTGGAGGTGCTGGAGGCTCGCTCATAGCCGAAGTACGAACAAAGATACCTGGGTTACCATTTGGAGATTCACCGCTACAATGATAAGTAAACCCTAAAGTAGCACTAGGATTATCAATAGCGTTACGAGCTACTAAGGCTACTTTATGAGCAGGCCAGTAAGTTTTAATTTTGTTATCTACTGGATCTCTGTACATACCATCTACTGCTGTGATACGCAAACCAGCAATAGAAGTAATTTCTCCGCCTGGGCCCATAGTAATATAAGTAGCGGGTGCCCCACCTGTGCTAGTTACAATATTTGCGTTACCAGCTACTGTGCTAGTAGGAGCGTTATAAACAAGAACACCAGGTACATTACTTAAAGATTTGATATACTCGTTTTCCATTAAGATAGTGAGTAAATCAGTTGAAATAATAATGTCTGTAAAAGTGTTTTTATTAGTTTTTCGTAAATATTCTTTTAAGAGACGTAAGCCGTAGATAATATCAGCTTTAGGATCTGTCCAAGCTACTCCAGCACGTTGGTCAGTAGACTTAAACATTAAAGCTTCTTTACGACCTTTATTGTTTGCCAAAGCTTTAGCAGCAGTAAATCCAGTACCCGATACATTAGCTCCGGCTGTAACACTACTATCAAACCCATCGTATCTAAAATTGTTATGAACAGGAATGTTAGAGGAAACATTAATGCTAACACCTGTACGTGGGTCAGTGTAGTTAATACCACCTAATAGAGCTTTAGTAATAAAGAGGTCTTTAGTACGAGCGTGACGGGCGACTAATTGTTGTACACGGCGTTGAACAATATCTTCTGGACGGTAAGCTTGGTTAAAAGTACCAGGCTGACGGAGTTGGTTAATGAGGTGTTGTTCAATAAAGTCATCTTCACGAACTACTGCGGGGCGAGCAGTGAATGCACGAATTCTATTTTGTTCTAAGAAACCACCGCTAGGTACACCAAATCGAACGATAGGCATAATACCTAAACCTTCGATGATTTGTTCTACAACGATAGTACGTTCAGGGATGTTGCGGTCGGGGAAAAACTCACCTAAAGGAGTTCTAGCAATCTGATAAAACGATTGCGCTAACATAGTTAGCTGTAGTGACCCTAATTGATACTCTTCCCCTATAAACTGATAGGGACTAGTACCTGCTTGAAATTCAATAGCCATATTACTTCCTATAATTATTTATAAATATTTTTAAACTTATTAAAATTAGATTCGTTTACCTTTAGTCATCTCAGCAAAAACGCGTTGGTTTTCTTTGATGATATCTAAATAAGGATTAGGAATCTCTTCTGCTGGAGAGTTAGAAACTGGTTCAGAAGAACCTTGAACTTCCGAGAATTTTTGATGGTTTTCAGAGGATAGTTCTGATAAACGAAGAAATTGAGCCTCGCGTTGTTCTTTAGACAAAGAGGGTAATAGGTCTGAAAACACGCGTTTTGTATCAGAAGAAATATTAAGGGATTGTACTTTTTCTAATAGAGAAGCAGTTGTTTGAGCTTCTATAACAGATTGAGCTTCTTTTAGTTGAGTTTCAGTCAGTTGTAGTTTTTGAGTCAAGTCTTCTACTTTTAAAGCCAAATCAGCGATTTGCTGAGCAACTTTATCAGAGAAAGCAACTGGGGTTTCAATAGGAGTATCCATAATAGTAGGTTCAGTCATTGGAGGTTTATTAAAATCAAATAAAAAAGAAACAGATTTACCTTCTTCAGATTCTGAAAAGGTTTGGTGGACAGCTTGTACTCTAGGAAGCCCAGTAAGAAAAGGTCTATTAGTTAAAGCTGCACCTCTTAATACAGTACCTATAGATTCCCCAGTAGTTTTACTTTTAGCATTACGATAAAACTCCCCACTGGAATATCTATAAGCGCCATCTTTAACGGTATTAAACACTTTATCATTTACAGGGTCAAAAAGACCAAATAAGGTATTATTATCTTGATAAAGGTCTTTTAAAAAAGCTACGGAAGGGGCTCCTTCTATAGAATCAGAGTCTGTAGGATGACCTGTGAATAGGGGGGGTTCGTAGCCAGTAGCTTTATCAGACCAGTTTTTTAAGATATCGTCAAAGTCTTTTTGCTTAAAAGAAACGTCCCCGTACTCAGGATGCACCCAATTACCTAAAACTGCTATAGGCACTTTGAGGTATTTAGTGTCTTCGCTATATAGTTCAGCAGATAAATTATATTTAGGTTCGATTGTTATAAGATTATTCATAGTTAGTCTATAGTACAACCTTCAAGGGAGCCGTGTTTAAGCTTATAGAGTTGTTTATATTTTTGATTAATATAAATAGCAGTAGCTTCTTTTAGTTCAAATTGTGGGCAGGATTCAACAGCTTCAGAATACAATTCTAGGTCTAAAGAAGGCTGGGGCTGGGGAGGCTCTGGAGGCTGTTCTGAGAGAGTTTCTGAGGAATCAGAGGGGAGGAGGGAAGAGGGAGGTGTATGGGAGTCACAGTAATAGACTGAGATAACACAGCAATCCCACTTAGAGCAATGAGCTTCTTGAGTAACAGGATTATAAGTAGAGAAAGCGCAATTACAGCAGCAATTAGCTAAACGGTAGTTAGGGATGCAGCTTTGGGATTCCAAAATAGATTCTGGGGATTGGTATGGGTTATAAGAGGAATAGTCTGATAGTTTTAAGGTAGCCGCGCGGCTATCTTTAGTTTTATCAGGTTCTACCTCTGTAGTAGCTTCTGTCTTACCTAAGTCAGCACTTATTAAACTTTCTATTAATTCATTATCATTCATATTTATGCTGTCTAAATCTTTTTTATTAGCTTCTTACTTCTCTTATAATACTATTGAGCTACTTAGTTATACAAATATAGGTTCAATTTTAAAGGCTACGGTTAAAAACAAAAAATCTAATAAAACTGTAACTATAGATATACACTATAAAGATATTCCAGCAGTTTATTATAACGCGGTTAATATCTATTCAGCTCAAATAGATCTACTAACTAAAACTTTTAACCCTAAGCTAGAATTGCCAGAAGCTGTTATCCTTTTGCTACTACAGACTAAAATAGAAGAGACTATAACAAAGACTAATATCAAAAATAATATACTTAGATACACTATAGGTTATGAAGAAAAGGAAATAGAGTTAACAAATAGTGAGGAATTATATAATGAGCTTCTATTATGCAAACTACTAGTAGAAGGCTATAAAATAGAAGAAATAAGAGGAAGTCACTTTAGGTTTATATCTCTAGAACAAAAAGAAACTATGACTACTACTCATAATTGCAGCTGTTATGAGTTTAATAGTATAAAAGATTGTAAGCATGTAAGAGCTGCTAGAGTAATAAGATTAAATAGAAGATTTATAACAGAGTTTATAAAGTATTAAAAGAGTTATTTATCACGAGCTTTTATTTGTTTAGTAGTAGAGCCAGTAGAGCGACCGGGTTTACCGGAACCATTAGGGCCAACATCAGCGGGGCTAGTTTTTCTTCTTGGTTCTAATACTATGGAATCAATAAACTTACGGTCAGAAGATTCTAATCTCCTACTGGACAATCTAACCATTTGTCTTACTATATTCCAATCATCATCATTAGTAGGATTCAAGTAACCTAACTCTGTTAGACCTTTTACCATTTGCATTGTAGCTACCCTGTCTTCTGACCGGTCAGAATATACTCTGGTAAAGTTAGGAGGTATTTTTGCTGAAGCTCTATTAAAATTCCACTGCACTAATAAAGTAAATACCTGTTTGATTAAAGCTGATGTTAAATGGTCTCTAGCTAACTCCACAGAGTTATAAAACACTTCCATACGCCTTTCTATAGAATCTGGGTTTAGACCCAAACTGCGGTCTGAGACTAGGAAATAAGGAATTATGTGTCTAATAGATTCTTGGTCTGCATACCAAATAGAATCTAAAAAGGTGTTAGCTACCATGTCACTTTGAGGAATGGAACCTACTTCGGGTTTAGCTCCATCTATATTAAAGGGCAGCATCAAAGTAGTTTTAATGCCCTCATCACTATCTATTTGCTCTTTTAACAAGTCGAAAGTAGTAATAGGCTCTTCTTCCCCAGTAGAAGGATTAACGCGGATTTGAGACGTAGGAGAGCTAGTAGAAGCTATCCAAGTAAGTCGATGGCCTGCTTTTTCTAGGTGTAGAACCATTAGGTCAATGATAGCGTTTTTAAGACGTTCCCATTTATAAGCTGGGGCTACTAGAGATTGACCGTAGAAATTACCGAAGTGAGATTCATTAGAGAGGTAAAGTACTTTCCAGAATTGGAGTTGTTTTTCAGCCACAGTAGAGCCAGCTACTGTTTGGTATATACCTGACTTATGATAGGCATCCCAGGTTTCTCCGTTTTCTACTAATCGTCCGCGTTTATCTGTATAAATAGTAATAGTAGAAGGATGATAGGTAACAATATCAGAGAGAGATAGAGTGCCGAAATCTAGTTTAAAAAGCAATTCAGAAACAGAAGCACCTGCCCAGCATTCAGTAAACTTAGCAGTTTTAAGACAATTTTTCCAGCTAACACCTAGAGTATCTTCCATTTTAAGAATGTTATTATTAAGAAAGGAAGCTATTTCAGGGTCTGGATGAGTTATCTGACCGATAGTAGAGATAATGTAATTGATGTAAGTATTAAGAGCCGTTCTGATAGTAAGGTCTTGCCGTGCTAAAGATTCGTAGAGGCGTAAACGAACGTTAGGTAAACGTCTAGCAAAAGTGAGAGCAGAGTGCATACCTAACTGAGTAAATTTACCCCTAGCAGAGCGTTTATCTGGGTAGGTGATATCTGTAGAGTACATAGTTATTAAGAATAAACTTTACCAAAGGTAGAATTAGGGTTACCGAACTTGAGTTGAGAGTTGTACTCCATTTCCTTCATTTCAAGTTTACGTTCTTGTTCCCGGCGCTTACTTTCTTGGTCTCGAGCAATATTAGAGATTTCAAAAGAGAGAGCGCGGCGGATAACATCAGGTAATCCATAAGTTTTAACAAAAGGGTCTTCCCGTAAACCTAACCAATCCAGAATGTCAATAGGTGAATATTGACAAAGAGCTATAAAGCTGGCTATATCGTATTTCTTACTGTAGTATTCAGCTTCTTTATCTATTCCTAGCTGTCGTTTTAATACAAAGTTATCAGCTTCAGTTTGGGATTTAAAGAAAATGCGTATATTTATTGGGTAGTAAGAAGGGTAAGATGATAGTCTACCTCCTAATAAGATATTACTAGAGATAGGCATAGCAGGAATATATTGAGAGAAAGGCAGATTACCTTTAGATATCTCTAAGCTAGAGAAAGCTGGTTGTGTGTAGTATCTTGTTTTTTCGACATAGCAGACTTGACTTTCCCACGCAAAGCTTTCTTCTGCTTTCCCCGCTTTTTAGCCTCTTCTGATTCACCTTCTTCTAACAAGAAGACATTGACAAAGATAGTAGATAAAAATTGTACAGTATCTATAAATTCATCATCAAATAAACTAACAGGGTCTTTAGGTTGTTCAATAACTTTATTATCTACATGGGTAACACACATAGCCATCATATACTCATCTAAAGTACAACCATTTTCCTGGTTCCCTTTAAAATTAGTATCTGCTTTCCATTGTACTCCTGTGTTAGGTCTTTGGAATGTGTAACTACGTCCATTTGGAGTGATTGAACTGGGGACTAAAACAGCAGGTTCTAAAGCTGAATTACGTTTTTCTGAAGCATAACTACGAGCTAACTTAGCCTGGTCATCATCTATAAAACAAGTTCCTATAAACTCTATCATTGATGCTTGTCTATCATCTATAGGAAAAGGTTCTATTCTAGAGGGTATATCTTGAGAGTTTAATTCTATAGATTTACCGTCTTTAGAAATTTTTACTAACATCAAAGAAAATAATAATTCCTCAACAGAATAGGGTGGCCTTTGTTCACCTTCTCTAGTTGGATATGGGTACAGTTTCTTAGCTTTTCTGTAATCCCCATAAGTCGGAACTTCATAAGAAACTTCTAATACTTTGTTAGGCAAGTCAGCCGCATCTATAACTATTACTGGTCTATTAGACATATAAGGTCTATTGTTTTAAGAGAGTTTAATCTACAATAAGTATACACATGAACCCAGATTATCCAAATTACCTACTAGATGAAACAGATTACCATTACGATACTGAAGATGTAAACGTAACTAGGAATGAAAATGAGGATACTCCTTATGCTTTAAGAGTCCAACAAGATCCTAGTTTAAGTATTGTAGCCTACAATTTTGGTAAGGGTAGTCCTATATCTCAATTTTTTGAGTCTATAGAAGAAAATGCTGTAGACCCTTATAAAGCAATTAAAAAACTCAGTACCAGCTTTTACCTAAAAGCTGAAAACTCCTCTTTAGCTGTTAGACAACTTTACTTAAATAGAACTATAGAAGCTCAAGCTAGTAAACTAGTTAGTGCTTTAGACTATTATGAGCAAAGAATGCAAAGAGCTGTTGCTTATAGAACTAATGAAGTCTACACAAGAAGTGCTTCTGCTGGAAGTGCAATAAACTATTCAGTAACACAAGATTTGTATAGAGCTCCTAGTGGTTTTATACCTAGACCTACTGAGTATGACACTTATTCTCTTTTTTCTAGTCAAGAAACTAGAAACTTAGAGCTAAAAATGTCTATGTTTCAGTTACAAGAAGTAAACACCGTTGCGGGTTTGGCTAATAGAACAGCAAGAACACAAATAGCAACGCAAGGATTTATAAATTCTGATAATTACAACAACTTACAAAGTCAAAATCGTGGTCTCAATCAATCTATTGGTATTACTATAGGTAATGAAGTTAGTAAAACAGCTTTAGAAAGAGTTAACAGAAATATTACAGTTTCTACTGTTTTAATGCCTGGGGGAACATCTTTTCACCCTAAAGTAGGTTATTTACAAGATCCAGATATACCCGACAATATAGAAGAAACTAATTCTAAAAGTGATGCTTTTAGAATAGCTTTTATCAGTACACAAAACATAACTGATACTCTTCCTAAAGCGCATACAGTAGAGGAAATGCTTATTTTTAGAACTACAAAAGGAAAGACAAACCCTTATAAAAATAAACTAATTGATGAAATCAAAGCAGTAACAGATTCTTTATTAGCAGCTGCTTCTGTAGCTACACCAGCAAATACTATAAGGGCAACAGTAGCTTCTGACTTTAAATCACGAAGAACTTATTTACAGAATATTTACTCACAATATAACTACGGTATCTCAACAACTGGAGAAACTTTTGTAAATCCAGATCCAAGTGTTCTTATAAATGAAGAAATACACAATAAAATGGTAGAGATTGTAAATAGAGCTGCTTCAGACCCTACTAAAAAAGAAAAGGTAGTATTATCAGTTCAATATATAGAAAATCTTTTTAGATATAGACAGAATCCATCTCCTACTCCTCAACAGTTATTATTCAATACAAGTGTACGACGACCTTTGTTAAACAGTTTACAAACTTTAGCAGAAGAAGGAAGAGTAAAAATAGGAGTAACAGGTTCTAGTTTTGGTAACTCAATAGGGTTGTTTGCATTAATAGATGATCTAAATACACCTAATAGAATAACAGGAACACAGGAAAGACAAACTTTAGAGGCTTTATTAAAACATCACTCTTTCTCTTTATTACCTAGTAAATATGCTCAC